AGAATTTTTTCTGATATGAGTCAATCTTTAGGAAAGATTCCCGTAAACGTTACAGAATTAGACATAGATATAGGTGCTTTTGCCTGCCATAAATTTGGAGGTATGAATGGGCTTGGTTTTATATATCTTAAAGATTCTAGCTGGTGGACTCCTTTTGGGACTGGCTCACGCTATTACACTGATCGAACGGGTACTCCAGACGCTTGTATGGTTGCGGCTTCTGCCTTCGCTTTAGAAAAAGCATTAACTTCATTTAAAGAACGTTTTCAACGCTGTCAAGAATTTCAATCTACTATCGAACCTGAATTAAAATCTTTAGGTTACTATGTAGTAGCAGAAGATACTTGTCGCTCGCCTAATACTACCTTTATACATAAAAAAGGCGCTATTAATGATTTATTAAAATTAAATAACAGTAATATTTATTGTGGATTAGGATCTGCTTGCGGATCTCATGCTACAGGCGTTAGCAAATCTTTAAAGAATTTCGTATATCCACTAGAATACAAAACATCTTCTCCTCATGATTTTATTAGAATGTCACAATGGGGAGAATATGGAAAAAAAGAAGCTAAAAAAGTTATTGATGTTTTAAGGAAAACTTGAAACATGTTAAAGGATTACCAAAGATAAAATGCGAAATATCCGAATGCAATGTTACAGATTCAGCCGCTCTACATTACCATCATATAATAGAGCAAAATGAATTACAAACAGATAATAGTATTTGGAATTTGTGCGTAATTTGTGCTGTTCATCATAATTTAGTTCATGCTGGAAAATTAAAAATTATAGGACCATATCCATCGACGCATAATAATGGAAGAATTCTAATTTATGAAATAGATGGAAAATCTAATGTTCCAGGAATAAATAAACCATATTACCAACCAAAGCCAAAAGGGCTTAGAATAAGGAAAAAATGAAAGACACTAGTAAACCAGTACCAGAAAGAGAAATGAGAGTTAGAGTCATGAAGATGGCAAAGCTTTTGGGGTGCTCTTCGGAAGTTGAAACAATTTTTAAAAAATACGATTCATTACTAAAAAATTGTGTAGACCCCACTGAAAGATACCAAATAGGCTTGGCAGGCGTAAGTGAATTACATACACTAATGGGTATGAGAGGCGCACTCATTGTTAATGGTCAGATTATCATACCTCAAGCAGAAAATTTTGATCCAAATAAATACCGAATTTCCGGCTGATCTAATTAAAAAGTGAAAATTATTTCACTTAAATGTAAAAAATTAAGCACATATATCTATAATTTCATATTTTATTAGGAATATGAATATGGAAAAACAATTTAATGGAAAAGTTATTTGGTTTAACCCTAAGAATGGCTATGGCTTCATTGAATGGTCAGATGACGGAGTAAAGCAAAAAGACATGTTTGTTCATTTTTCTGATATTGTTTGCGAGGGATTTAAAACCTTGTCAAAAGATCAGGAGGTTACTTTTAAATTAGGTAAGAATCACAGTGGCAATCCAAAAGCCATTGAAGTCACTATTGTTAAATGAAATTTTTAATTCACAATCGTTCTAAGACGGCAGTCTCAATTGGAGACTTGAGAATTACCATTCCACCTGGGGGAACAATCAATTTATTAAATAATAAATTGGGAATTACATTGGATCAGATTGAAAAATCTTATTCAACAGGTTCGATATTTAAAAAGAAAAATAAATTAGTAAAAGTAGAAGACGTTCCCCCTGGTAATTTTATTAACATAACAGTTTCTAAACTACCAGGAATGACCGATAATCCCATAGGGATATTTTCCAAAAATACTTCTGTATATAGTGAAGTGTTTGGAGAAGATGTAAACGTTTCTGATGATGAATTTATTAAACAAATGATTGAGGAAGAGCAGATGCTCTGGAATCCTCATGAAAAGAAAAAACAAAAATAGCAAAAACTAATATTTTCGCATATTAGTATGGCTACATTAAAACCCCGTTCGCAAATAATTCATCCTACTGAAGGGGTAAGTTTAAGGGCACAATTCTATGATCTTGCTGGAGATCCAGTTGATCTAGTATCTGTTCCTCAAGTATCTATTATTCAGCCCAGTGGTAACGTAGTAATTGGACCTACTTCAATGGGTGTTTACCGTGTAGACACTGGATTGTATGGATTTGATTATACAACACAATTACAAGTTAATCAGGGTGTTTGGGTAGATCTTTGGAGAGGACAGATACCTTCAGGTCAAACTGTAGTTAAAGAATTTAATTTTACTGTATTTTATACTCAAACCCCATTAACAAATAGTGATGGATATTGGGCATTGGGAGATGATGTACCATTTAATTACTCTCAAACTGCCATATTAAATATTAATAAATTGTTAAAAGGATTAAAAGCTAGATTAAAGTCCAGTGGTAAATCAGCTGGAGTAGACCAGTTTAACAATCCAATTTATGTTGATTGTGATATTTATAGCACAGATCAATTAGTGACATTCTTGGCTCAAGCATTAAGTATGTTTAATGAAATTCCTCATTTTACAGCATTTGAATTTCATCATACGGAAATTGTAACAATATTTTATAATGTATTAGTTCAGGGAGCGACACTATTAGCTTTGTCTAGCCAGGCTTTGATTGAAAGAGGAAGAGAATATAGCTTGAGCGATAACGGCGTTAGCTTGACCCCTCCAACAGTTAGCGAACTGCTTAATACGCAATGGAGTACAGAATTGAGCAATCATATGGAAAGGGTCAAGATGATAAAAGTTTCGATGAAACCGTCTCCGCAAGCGCTTGGCACATTGACAGGAAGCGTTGCCCGCGCTCCTCAATTCGCTCGTCTCCGTTGGCTCAGAGCCCGTCAAATCTACTGATACAAGGAAAGAAATGCGATATCAAGTCTATGCGCATATTAATAAGACTACAGGAAAAGTTTATATAGGAATAACTAGCAAAGACATGATGAAAAGATGGTACCGTCATGTAATAGAATCCGGCAAAAACAATCCTAAAAATTAATATTACTTTAATTGTATAATTAAAAAGTATAAAAAGACACTAAGTTAAAACAATTATTTCAGGCTCCATATGAGTGTAAAAGAAGACTTAAAATTACTTAATAAAATTAAACAAAAAATTAAATCTAGCGATACTGTTAAAGAGATTTTTAAAAAAGAAAAAAAATCTTTAGATTTAATTGACCACATGCCAATGTGCTTTGCGCCTTTAGAAGTTTCCGCTCGCACTCAACATGGCATCATTTATTTTAATAATAAATTAAGAAAGCAACCAGATCAAATTGATCATTACATGGTTCACGAAATTACTCACGTCCTTCAACAATGTTTTGCAGATGGTCCAACACAAGGTTCTACCAATAAAACATATTTAGATAACCCTTATGAACAAGAAGGTTTTCAAAATCAGACTAAATTTATTACCGAAGAGGATGGAGAAGAAGCAGCAGATCAATACATAGAAAGAGTCTTAGAGCATCATGACGTTCCGGAAAGCGAAAAAGAAGATAAAAAAGACGCTTTGCTTTCAACTTCTTCTATTGAGAACAGATTAGAAATTTACAAATTAGCTGCAAAATCAAAACAATTATCATTATTTCCTGAACCAAAACGAGTTATTGAACAAGAGCCAGCAAACTATCCAAAGTCCTATGTAGAAGGGGCTGGGCAAATAGTAAGAGAGTTGGAATTACTAGAGCAAAAAGATCCTGAAGCCTTAAAAAGACAAAGAATAAGTCAAGAAAAAGATATGGAGGAAAGAGCAAAGGCTTACAGCGGTCTTAAGCGACCAATCCCCATTGATCCTGAAAGTAGAGCCAGAATTGATAAATTAATGGAAGAACTAGAAAAGCTTAAAAATAAAAGAAGCTGATAGTAAAACATAAGATTAATTTGGCATAAATATGTATGGCATGTGAACCTCCTGTACCTACATATTTACCTGTAACCATTACTGGTCTGCAAAAAGTTTCTTGCAGTTCAGATGGTCAGTCTATTATTTTAAATTGGACTAGGGCTTATCCAAACCCATATAATTATCAATTAGGTTACAACATATATTACTCAACTGTTAAAGAAGACGTATTTAGCGAAGGTCCAAAATATTTAGTCATAGATAATAAAACATCTATAGAATTATTAGATTTTACTCCTGGAGATAGCTATTATTTTGCTGTTCGGGCAACTCAATTCGATCCTGCGGTAGTTTCTTTATCTGGATTGCCTGATTTAGGAGTGGCTAAAATATATCCCGAATCTTTATTACTGTCACCTATGACAGAAACTGATACTTCTATGTTTGTAGAAGATATTAATTTATTTCCAAATTATGGAATTGTCCAGGTAGGTGTAGAACTAATTAGTTACACTAATAGAGATATTCCAAGCAGTGCTCTTACAGGTTTAAACAGAGGAATTTTAAAAACTACAGCTCGTGCTCATGATGTAGATGGATACGATGGGTATGATCAATGGGATCCATTTGTTAAATTTTTTAAAGGATTTGAAGAGAAAAATACAAAATCTTTTATGGAAACAATAAATTATGCTTATCCTAACTATCCATATAGTCAGACTGATGGTTACAAATATAGCAAAGATATTGTTTATTCTAATTTAGATAATACTGAAATAAATGAATCTGATTTTCCAAAGTATGATTTAGTGGGATGGAGAAGAACCAATCCAAAAGATTATTTAACTGGAAAATGTGTAGGAACTTATTTTGGTGGAGAAATTTATTGTGCAGATGGTTACGATGGAGTTGGAAGACAGCTCAGAGGAATATCTGTAACTGATGAAAACAATCGCAGAGAAGAGTTGCTATTAGAGCAAACTGGAAGAGAAGCTGTTCTTTTAAGAAGATATCATACAGGAATTCGTTGTAAATGTTTTATAGCGGAAGTGGAGCAGCCTGATGATAGGTGCCCTTCATGTTTTGGAACAGGATTTACAGTAGGATATCATCAATTTTTTAATCCAAGAAGAAGCGATGGAAGAATTTTAGTTAGAATAGATCCTACAGATGAAGATATTGCACAACAAGATGCTGGTCTAGAAAATACATTAACACCTAATGGTTGGACATTAGTTTATCCAATTATTAAAGACAGAGATGTAATTATTCTTTATGATACTTATGAAAAAACTTTAGAAGATGCCAGATATGAAATATTATCTGTAAATAGAAATGTTTTATTTTATGGAATAAGTGGTGCTCAAAAATTTAGAGCACAAAGAATTCGCAAAACAGATTCTGTTTATAAAATTAAAGTATTTTCTGATAGCTCTATGATGCCATCTAAGTTAACAACTAGTATTAACATGGGAGGGCAATTCTTGCCTCATTCTCATGAAGTAGTTGTTAGTGAAAAAATATTAAATATTTCTCAAATTAATCAATTGACTAGTTTGGGAGGATCGAATCCTACTCAACAGCATACGCATCAGGTAGTTAATGGAATTATTCAGCCTGCGGCTGATGGTCACGTTCACACAATTTTCTTACCTTAAAAAATCGTCATTGATCTTACTTCGTAAGATCAAGATCAGATCTTAATAGATCTAGATCTTATAATATATATTATATATAGATCTTATATAACGCGCACACGCACGTATTACGCGCGTATAATATAGAAAAAATATTTTTTTAGTTTGTGGTAATGATTTAGAACGGACTAGAGTTGCTTGGTAGGTGCTAGCATGACGGATAAATATAATCCAGGTAAATAAAACTTAGCTTTATAATTGATTTACTGTGAAGTGAGCTGTCTAGGGTCAAGTTCAAATCTAAAAGACTAAATAAACTTATTCTAGCAATTAGGGCAATCTTTTGGCATAAAGGCATGACAAAATTCGTAGGATCAAGCAGAGTAAGAGAAGGTGGTCGTCCTGTAACTCACTATCAGGATTTTATTTCCCATGTAGGCGGGGCTGACTGGCGACATGAAGCTGATCAAATTGATATGAATCCGCCAGTTCCAACTTTAGTTGGAACAACTGTTCAAGCTGCTTTTGAAAATTTATACACTTTCGTTTTATCAACAGGTACCGGATATGTATCTATTGGCTATCAATTACCAAGTTCTGATGGTTATATTCAAGGAACTTACAGTGTAGGATCTACTGCCACCCCTACGTTTGAAGATGCTATGACTGCAGCTTTTGCAGATTCACGTTTACAAAATGGCGGTACAATCTTTATATTACCTGGATATTATAGAGTTTCTTCTACAATAGAGGTTCCTGCTGGGATTTCTTTGATGGGAGATCCTTCCGGAACTTATATAGTTGGTCAAACCTCTGGTGGTAGTCCAGTATTTAAATTTAATGCTTCTAATTCAATATTTAGTATTAATGGAGACTCTGGTAGCGGAGACCAAGAAGTACTAAGGGGAACAGGGGTTAAGCAATCTACGGTTGAAAAATTAATAATAACTGATAATTCCGATGGTTATGTTAATAGCGGAGACTCTACATTAAGCGGCACTTTAAATTCTTTGGTTTTTTTACAAAGGGGTGCTAATGTATTATTTACAAAAACTTCATTTATTGGCAGATTAAATGACGGAGCAGTTTTAAATAGATTAAAAACTTCTTCTGCAATTTATTGTTCATCAACTGGCGGTTCTAAAGGAACTGCTTTAAGAGTTGAGGGTTGTTATTTTGATGGAGTTAAGCAAGCTGTAAATTTCAAATCTAATCTTGGTAATCAAGATTATGTTTCAATTAAAAATTCAAAAATTAGATTCTATGGAGCAGAAGGTGCTTCATATGATAGCGTTACAGGCTATGATTCTGTTTTAAATACTTCTTTGGCAAATATTGAATTTGAAAATAATTATATTGCAGGAGCTGGGGGGTACGCAAAAACTTTAGTTTATGTAGATTCTACATCGGTAACATCTACGAATTGTACTTTAAAAATTGTAAATAACTCTGGATATTCGGTAAATAACTTGACCGAGCTATGTGATTATAATAATTCTAGTTCTATTCATTCAGTAATGTCTGGAAATACCTGGTCGCCTGGGAGATATGGGAATAATTCTTGGACAGTAGTGATTGGCGAGCAAGAGGGTGATATTATTGGAACCGGGGCATTAGATTTATTATTATCTACGTATGTTGCTGCAAATGCTTTAAATCCAACAACCGTTATATTGAATCCTGGAACTTATACGCTCAGTGTTGCTAGTGGCAGTTTTTATGGTATAAAATTAAAAGGAAATCCAATAGGCAAATATTATCCTATTGTTGTTTCTAATCTTTCTGCTGGAACAACAAATCATTTAGGAAATAGGTACGTTGTTTTTGGAAATCAAATAGAGAATATTTATTTTAAATATTCTTCAAATATAAATTCTATTCATGCAAGTTCTGCTAGAGGGCTAGCTACTGAAGATGCTGCTGAGAGCATAACGGTAAATAATTGTCAATTTATAAATACAAATTTATATATAGATGTATCTTCATCTGATACGGCAACTAATTTAACTGGTTCCCAAGAAGGTACTCCAACGAGTATACAAGTCACAGTTTCCAATTGTAGATTTTATCATACTACTGGTGGGAAAAATTGGGGCTTATATTTACCAAACATAAATAATGTTAAGTTAAATAAATGTTATTTTCATGGTTCTAGTTATGCTTTAATTTATGGTCCTTCAGTTTTATCAACTGGGACAAAATATTCTCATTTTGATATGGAAAGTTGTATATTTGATCTTTCCGCAGAAACAATAGATAGCGATCCAACATATGGATCTCCATATTATTTAGATATTCAAAGCGAAAATACCACTTTTAATATGAGCAAATGTTCGTTCATATCTTCTGATTTTGGAGATTCAGCAAATGCAGTATTTAGCGGCGTAGCAACGGCAAATAGATTTATTAATATTAGTGTAAAAAATGCAAATATTAATGAGTGCTATTTTAATACCCCTAATTATACATATACATCTCCGGGAAATTATCCAATGGCAGGATTATATTTGCAATGGGATGAGAATTTAAATGTATCAAATAGTACATTTAAATGTGGAGGTGTTCCATTAAAAGTTATTAGGAATTCTTCCGGAACCCAAAACTCTTGCAATATAACAAATAATTATTTTCAAAATTTTGCCTCCGGAGTAACTCAAACTTTATTAGATTTAGAATGTGATTTTGGATTAACTTATGCTCCTGTAATTAATTTAAAATCTAATTATTTTAATAATAAAACGACCGCTTCTAGTAGATATGTCCAACATACGGATGTAACTAGTACTGCATATGATACGGGTGCAGTTGTTCAAATCTATGCTAGGGGGGCATTAGTTAATGCTTCTGATAATTCTTTTTACGGAGCGATTCACGAGCCTACGAGCAATCCATTCACATTCTTGTCTGCAATGTATTTTAATACATGTAATTCAGATTCTGGAGCTACAACTCACTTAAACCATGTTAATTTATTAGGAAATAATATTAATGTAATTGGTGCAACGGCAGTGCCTTCTGGAGGAACGTTGACTGTAAGTTCTTCTGCTCATGTTCAATCTACTTATATGAATATAAAAGATAATTATTTAAATTATAACAATGTTGGTGGGGTGCCAACTGGTAATCTATCTAATCTTTTCTTACAAGCTTATAATATAAATTCAGCAGGAGATGCACTTGTATCGGGGAACACTTTTGACAGAATAAGTATGACCGGATCTTTAACCGACGTTACTGAATTTATTTATGTATACACTGGCGGGTACCGAGGCAAGATAATTAATAATAATTTCAATGATTCAACGGTAGACGGATCTAGTACTGCTTTAATTACTGATAATAGTACTGGCGCCAATCAATGGACATATACAAATAATAAAAATCAAATTCAAACGATTAGAGTTCTGGGCGGATATGGTCAATTAGGTATTAAGAGTACTGGATCTACTTATTATAGCGTGGCTGGTCTTGTTAATGGTGTCACTACATTTGATTCAGATTTAGTATTTAGAAATTCTCAATCAGGAATCAATGTTGTTTTAAATTACAGAGATAATAGTGACGATCTTACTGCGTTATGGACAATTCCTCTTAAGACGGTTGTTCCTGAGGGGGCTTCTATCATTGAAATCAATGTTGATGTTGATGTTAGTCCAAGCCCCAATACAACATCTATTGCAACTTTAGCTTTAATAAACAGTGGTTCTTCACTCACTGATTCAATTAATCCATTAACTACAAGTGGCGGAACTTTAACTGTAACGGCTGGGTATAATGATTTTGTTGTTCAAGGCTCAGATCCTTCTTATATTGAAGTTTCTTTGCGAATTGAAGATTCCTTTAGTAATATTGCTGGGTACATTAATTATATTGAAATTAAATACGTATTTTAATGCTAAAATGGCATAATTTCATATATTTAAAGTACTAATACGAGGTAACTTATGGATGAATTTATTTCTTCTTTAACTAGTTTATTTGGTCCGGCTTTTTTAGTTCTTTGTGTTGTAATTTATATTCTTGTTGAACTTCAGAGAAAAATATTAAAATTGTTTTTTTCTAAACGCTTGCCTGTAATGTTAAAAGATGGTACCTGGCAGAATAAACTTTGGAGAGAAATTTTATCTCCATCTGCGGCTCCTGGAACTGGTATGATATTTACATGGCTAGTAACTTCGTATCCTTATCCAGAGATATTTACCACATCAACTCCCAATAGGATTGCTTGGGGTATATTTAGTGGATTTTTCAGTGAATATGTTTATAGAATGGCAAAACAATTATTCAGTGGATACATTGAAGGAATAGCTGCTAAATATTCTAAAAAAAATAATAAGAATAATAAAGACAATGAATCTGTTTCTTTAAATCCTCCAAGTAGCTCTGAGCAGTAAATAATATCTAATATTTAGATATAGAAATACTAAATATTAAATAAGTTTAGGAAATAAATGAGCGTTTATCCATTTGATTTAGATGATGATACTACACTTCCCCGTGTAGATGATAATATTACAGAAACAGGTCAGGAAGCAATTAATGCTTTGCGTGATGCTGTTTTTAACGTTCAAGAAGCTTTAGGCGTAGAACCTCAGGGCTCAGTAACTACTGTAGCCAATAGATTAGATGCCGCATTAAATGCTGACGGCACAATCAAAGCAAGTGCGCTGGCTTCAATAGGTCTTGTCACTCTTCCAATTACTAATAATCAAGTTGGATCAAATGCAGGGATAGAAGAGAGCAAATTGTCTCTTGTTCATTCTACTACTGATTTATATACTTTAATTTCAGCAAATTCTGCTTTATTAAATTCTTTAAATTCATTTGTTAATGCCACTATTTATCCTGATTTAAATTTACACATTTCTGGGTCTACATACTTATCGGATGGGTCTTCTTCTGCTCGTCACGTTCTTAGTCATATTGATTTGAATGCGGTTCCATCCGATTTGAGAGATCCATTTTTTACATGGTCTGGATTAAAAGATAAAGATGGAAATTTAAGACCTGCTGCTAATGCCGCTCAAGGATTATTATCAATAAATGATGCATTGGTGGATCATGAAACTCTTGCATCTGCTCATTTAGCTAGTGCAATAGATGTTAATACTGATAATTTTATTGAAATTCCTTTGACAGCAACTACTGTTCAATCTGCTCTTGATTATCTTGACAGTGCAGAAGTATTAAACATGGGCAAGCACAGAGCCACTCAGCACGCCAATGCAATTTCTAAAATTGCAAGATCTGAATCTTTATTGATGGATGGATATGGAGATGCAGTCGTTCCTCCAACTTCATGTCATACATATTTAGCTTATCCTTTAGATTCTTTTCCTGTAGATGATTTATTTTCTGGCGATGATGTAATTAGATTTTATCCATCCAACTCAAATTATGAGTTTGACGCTGCATTTTCTCAAGTTAAGCAAGGCGATATAATTAGAATAAATTATTCTAATGGCTTAGAAGCAGTTCATATTGTTGAATCCACTAGATTTATTCCTGGATCTGAATGGTTTGTTAGAATTAACGGTGTTAATCTATGCACCTCTACAGACGGATATGCGGCAGCCAGAATTGATAGACCTTTATACGATGTAAATACTGCTGGCATATTTGCCACAGCCTCTGCTAATGCAAGGAATTCTTTAGGACCAACCGCAACTTCTACATTACCAAGTTTGGTTGTTGCAGATCCTAGAGGAGCAATGGCTCTTGGGTTAAATTTTGATCCTGGACAATTAAATTCTACACATTATAATTTATACTTACAGTTATATCCAACAGGAAATCCTGCAGATAAAGTAATTAATTTACCAGCAATTGATGTAACTGGAAATGCTGGAGCCACGCCTGGGGCATATACAATTAATTCTGTAATTTCTGCCACGAATGATAAATTAAGACAATTTGGGTATAATTATAGATTTATTGCTTTTGAATATAATGGCGAATTTGGAATAATGCTTGCGGATTCTATTAATAACGCATCATTTTCAATTATAAGTGGAACAAATTCTGGAGGAACATTATCCGGATTGCCATACACAAATAATGTTATTGGTGGTGGAACTTCTGTTCCTGATTCTTTTGATGCGCTGGGTCTAGGAGTTGTTGGAGCTAATTTGGCATCTCCAGCTTATATGGCTTCTTGGACAAGTTCTTTAGAAGCTATATTGCCAACAAAAGTTATTAGACCATTAAAGAAGAGATATGCTATTGTTAATGGTTTGAAAGTTGATAAATTTGAATCAATGTATCTAACCACTGATGGGTACTGGGACGGATATGTTTCTTCCAGAAATCAGTTTGGTACTACCGTAGAAACCACATATACAGTTTTAACAAATCTTTCTCCTTCTGGTATTAAGCCAGGAAAGACCATTGTTGTACAACCGGCTGTTGATTATACGGATTCTTTATATAACGATGTTGACTATGGTAGATTTATTATTAAATCCGTTAATTTTGTTGGAGCATGTGGCACATCTCCGTCTTTGACTCAAATTACTGTATTAAATTCTATTCATGCTTATGGTTCTGCTGTTACAAGTTCAGGAGATTCTCCTCTTCCTGTAAAATTATATTTTTCTTATGATTCAGTTGGATTTAATAGTCAAAATTTAATTGATCCTGCAATATATCCAACTGATTACAAGAGATTATATGAAGTTTATTTAACTGAAACTGGAAGAACTTTCTCACATGAACGTGCTAGAATGCCTATACAGGCAGGTTCGGGCGATTTGGTTAATACCTCTAATGTTCATATTATTGATGTTTCTCCAAAGTTAAGAGGCTATACTGATGGAGTATTAGGTCAATTTAATAAATTTGTTAGACTTTATATATTAAATTATGACTCTGTGACTGGAGAATATGATGGATATTTGGGTCAAAGGTCTTCATCAACTCCTAACATTTTTAAAACTGGTCAAATCGTTACTGGTAAAAAAAATGTCGTTACAAGATTCTATGATGAAACAAATATTGATTATATAGATTTCATATTTGTTGATACTGCTAGCCCTGGAACTTCAATCGGACCCGTTCCTGGATATGTAGACATAGAATTATTTGGCGGATTAAAAACTGATGATGAATTGTTTTTACTGGCTACTTGTGAAGTAAATTGGGACCCTGTTTCCGGAGAAAATATTATTCAATATGTTTCTGACGGAAGACAGTTTGGTTCTGTAGATGAAACTGATTTTACAGAATTAGCAAAAGAATATATTTCTGCTGCTGATAAATACCTCCATGATAGCGGTGTAATTAGAGGTCTAGCCTATGAATCATTTGCCTCAAATGGGGAGTTAAAATTTAAAGGCGGTCTTGCAATTGTTAATGGCAAAGTAGTGCCAGCCAATAACCAGTCAGTGACTATTCCGCAAATCCGCCCAAGCAGTACTCCTTTGGGCACTTCTGTTGATTGGGCAATTTGTTTAGATGAAAATGGAAATTTAATACCTTATCCATTAACTTCTAGTAAGCAAATATACTATGCAACGTCTAACGGTATTAATAACTATCAAATTGTTTCATTGACTTTTAATGAAATAATAAATGAAAGAAAAGACTTGTGCTTAATTGCAATTGCTACAGTAACCATTGCTTCAATTACAATTAATAACGTGTCTGATGCAAGAAAATTTATATCAGGTTTAGATTCTGCTGCTCCGTTAGTTTGGTCAAGCAATAATGAATATTTGGGAAATTTTTATTCATCAGAATCTTTAAAAATTTGGTTAAATAATTCTAGTTATAATAATAATTTAATAAAATTAAAAGGTGAATTTAATATTACTTCAAACTTAGATTTGACTGGTCTTTCTAGAACTACTACTTTTGATGGTTCCGAATCAAAAATCACTTTAAATTTATCAAATTCTTATCAGGGAATTAAAGTAGGGAGCAATGTTCATTTACAAAATTTGCATATAAGATATATTACTTCTGGATTTTCTATAACGTCCCCACCTTCAGCTCCTCCATATACGCTTTTAATAAATGGAGCTGGAGCAATATATTCTAATTCTTCAAATGTTTCTAATGTAAGAATTAAAAATTGTTATTTTGAATCTTATGGAGCAATTGCTCATCCACCTTTTATTAATTTTGAATTTAACAGGGAAGATGTTTTAGAAGATATTATTATAGAAAATAATACTTTTGATGCGGTTAATACTTCAAGCGATTTAGCTGAATATCAAGCAGCTATTGCATTTGTTCAAATTGAAACATCAAATACTAATCCTTCAATATTAAAAAATATTTTTATTAAAAATAATTATAGTAAAAAATATCATGGGATTTATGTAACTAGAAATAGTACGGCTTCTCCAGGATTTAAATTAAATTGCATAATTGAAGGTAATACTGTTGGAAATATCAGTTATTTATTTGGATCTGATGGATCTGATGGTTTAGATGTAAATTATGGGCTGGTTATTAAAAATAATTTTGTAAAATATATTACAACTTCTATCGGAAGCGTCCCAACAATTAATTCTTTTTATAATCAGGCTATTGGAAATGTTTTAATTGAAGGAAATGTTTGTAATTGGCTCAGATGTCAACATTATGAGAATTCTAATATTAAATCATCATTGGTTATTAAAAATAATAATTTTTACGCAGATGATCCTTCTTATTTGAGCAAATGGGTTGCAACGCCATCTCTTGTAAATGTCGCAATTCATGTATCCAATACAGTTTCTTCTTATTATTCTGATCATTCTCCTTTTATAATAGAAGGAAATACTATTTCAAGAGGATATAAGTCTGGCACTCCATATGGATATGCTAATTCTATAAAAGTTCAAGGTAGAGGAGAAATATTAAATAACAATTTAAGCGGTGTTGGATCTGATTGTATAATGTGGTGCCAAGCACCAACAAATCTTTCAGACACGGCTTATTATACAATTACGGGTAATAATTTTCAAAGAAATAGCGGCGTAATTATTGGCTATATTAGAATAGACTCCGAAAGTACTTCTGGAGAAATAAAAAATAATACATTTGATTCGTCTACCGTTGATAACTCTAATGAAAATATTATCCCTTATTTTACAGGGGGAACTTTAACAGGAGACAGTCAAGACTTGGGTAACTGGAGCATTTATTCTAATAAGAATCAAAGGGCTACGTATTATGTTCCAGTGTCTGCTGGTGGAATTAGCTGCGCAATGAGTACTACTTATACAGTAGGTGGCATATTTGCAAATACAACAGGAACTGTTTTTAATTCTAAAGTTGAATCACTTTTAAATTCTCAAATTTTGCAATTGAAGTATGAAGATACTGGTGACACTGCAGTTGTAAAATGGGATGTTCCATTAGTTACTGTATTGCCTTTGGGCTCTTCTATATATAAGGCAGAACTATATTGGGAATCTATAAGCGGGGGCATAAACCCTTCGACAGCAAGAACGATAAACCTATCATACCAAGGGTTGAATTCAGCTGTTACTGCAAGCTCGACCGACCCTTGGGACGGTAGCGTTCAAATGTTAGATTTAAATATTACTACAGCTAATGGTTTAATAAAACACAAAAATACATCTACAAATCAATCATATTCTATTCTGTCTGCGCGAATAACTGTAAACAGCAGCAGTTCTAATACGTCTAAATTTTATATAAAAGTTTATTTTCAATACTAATTTAAATAAAATACATCAATAATATTTTATATTTTATAGATGGGCGTAGGATTTTTAACCAAATCAGATTTATATCTTTTACATAATTATGTTCAGCATACTGGACATGCTTATGTAAAAGAATTTATCATTGATTCGTTAAGAGAATTTTTTAGTCAAGATTCTTATTATCGTTATGTCAGAGATGCTTGGGGATTTCCTCTTACTCCATCCCAAGAAAATTTAGCAGCAGATGCAGGAATTAATGATTCTACAACTACTCGCCTCTTTATTGGAGAATTTACCAGGCAACACGCTCAATTTTTCCCAGCCATTTTAGTTAGATCTGGAGGGTATCGCTCTGTTCCAATTTCCATGTCTAGAAATAAGTTTAATGTAAAATATGATTCTATCAAATACTTTGATGGATATGGAAACGAAACTATTGTTAATACTCCTATTGCTTTAACTCAAAATGGAGCATGGGAAGGTCAGATTACACTAGATGTAATGGCTCGCTCTCTTAGAGCTAGAAATGAAATAGCAGATCTATGCATGTTGTTTTTTGTTGATTATTATTTTGAAGAATTTCAAAAAGCTGGAATTGTAATAAAATCAGCTTCAGTATCAGCTGATTCAGAATCAGATGATAGAAATGATAAATTGTATAAAACTACAATCTCTTTAGATGTAAGAACTGAATGGGAAAGAAATATTCCTATTCAAAATACGGTTGATGCTATTAATATTTGTGCAGATATTGGAGACATAAATTCTTCTGTTCCTGTGTACGCTCCAAATATTGTAATAGAAACTACACTTGAACTGACAGAACAACTATTAAACATGTAAATAATAAGATATAAAAATAAATAAAGCAATATTTTAATATATGTTATAGAAAATTTTATTTAAAGGATTTTAGATGCCTAATTTTCCCGGTTCACAAAACGCTAGTCCTGGAGTTTATACAGACGTAGTTACCGTATCACGAGGAGCCAACGTTCCTGGTGGAGTGAGAACTGCTGTATTAATGGGTGAAGGTCTTAAAACAGAACGTCTTGTTGCTTCTGCTGTCGGCGGCGGTTCAGACGGTTTTAACCCCACGTATTCTGGTACAAATGGTGCTGATGGTCGCCACTTCTTACTTAGCGGTGCCCCATTAATTTCAAATCGTCTTACTCTTTATAAAAACGGAGTTCCTTTAACTGGACTTGAGCAAGCCTTTAGCTCAACAAGCGGCTCATTTAGCTCATTGTATGACTATCGTGTCAATATTACTAACGGCAGAATTGAATTACAATCTGCAATGCTCGTTGATCAGGGCGGCTCATTCTATACTTCATCTACTCTAAATCAGGGTAATGGATCTATTAACAATTTAACATTGGAAGATCCTAATGCTCCAACTGAAACTTGGACAATTCGTTGCACCTCAGTTCGTAGAGATGGATACGGAAACCCAATCGATGGTTATGCAAAATTTATTGCTCAAGGCTCCGTTTCAGGAATCTTAAGAGATGGATATGGCAATAACATTGTTTGGACTTCTGATAACTCTTTAGTCTCAAATGGCATCTTAAGCTTCTCTGTTAGCGAAGGCTTAACAGCTTTCAGTGAAGGCGACAAATTCACTGTTAAAGTCAGAGGCGGCGCACTCTCAAGAGGAGATACCTTAACATCAACTTATATCTCTCAACTTGATATTAACGATCCTCAATTCTTTACAGACCCAAATACTTTTGCTGCTAAGCACGGAAACCCAAGCCTAGATAATTATTTAGCAATTGGTGCTCAATTAGCTTTTGCAAACAATCCTCCAGGTATCTGGGCTTGTCAATGCGCTCCCTCAGTTCCAAGAAGAGTATCTTACTCATTAGAATCATCTGCTTCCGGTGGATCAACTCTTGATGACTTGAAGTTCTCTTTACCATTAGGCATTCTACCTGATGTAGACTCAAATATTAATTTCTTCGTTACAGATCCTGCTACAGAAACTGAATCTCAAATTCTTCCAAACAAAGTTGATTTCTATGATGCTGCATACACAGCATCTCCTTCTTCTTTCTGTTTCGGTGCTCCAGTATATTCTTACACTGTAATTCTTGAAGATGCAGTTACCAAAGAAGCAGATGATGGTGAAATTACTTTAGGCGGAGAACTTTCCAGCGCATTCGTAGCTTTTGATTCAAACGATGTTGGTAAAACAGTTAAAATTTTAAGCCCCGATGTCAATGCTGGAAGTTATGTTGTTGTTTCTGTTGCCGATGGCGTAGCAACTCTTTCAGGTTCTTTCTCAGCTAGTACAGGAATGGAATTCCAAGTCATCGATAACACTGCTCAAACAGCAGCAATTCTTTTAAGCGACGACCTTGCCCTTAGCGCAGGTCAAAGCTTAAGAGTTACGGTTGTTGATACTAAAGATGCTGACTTCTTTGACGCTGGATGGATAGCTGCACTAGATGCACTTGAAAGAATCGAAGTTAGCATGGTGGTTCCACTTCCAACGCAAACAATCTCTGCAATTATGCAAAATGCAAAGAGTCATTGCGAAACAATGTCAAACATCAAAAACAAGAAAGAAAGACTCTTGTTTACCGGTGCAATTAAAGGTTTAACACCAGATAATTTAACTGGAACAGAAGATGCTGCAGTTGAAGACATTGGAATTCTTGAAGGAATTCAGGGCGATGATGTTTCTGAAATTCTTGCTGGAAACATAGAAGACTTAACAAATTATAGCGTTTCTGATGCATTCGGAAACTCTTTCCGTGTAGTTTATTTCTACCCAGACGAAATTGTTGTTCAAGTTGGTGCAGATAATCAGTTATTGCCCGGATACTTTGTAGCTGCTGCCGCAGCAGGTTATTTAAGCGGAGTACCCGCAATTCAAATACCTCTAACTAGAAAAACTCTTGGAGGTTTCACAATCCTTAGAAATAAACTATTAAGACCAATTGTTCTAGAAGGCTTGTTAGCTGCTGGCGTATCAGTTGTTCAACCCGTTGCTGGTGGAGGAAAAGTAGTTTGGGGTCGAACAACTACGACTTCTGGTTTCCCAGAAGAAGAGGAAATTTCAATCATTTTCTGCAGAGATCGTGTAGCTCAATCTTTGCGTGCAGGACTTGAGGCATTTATCGGAGTAGCTGAAGATGCTTCATTACAAGGTTCTTTAATTGCAAGAGTATACTCTGTTCTTAAAGGATTACAGAGCCAGAAAGTTATTACTAACTTCAAGGATGTTAAAGTTACCCAAAATGAAACTGATGCACGTCAATGGGATGTTAGCTGCCGTGTAAGACCTGCTTACCCTGTAAACTGGATTTACGTTCGCATTGAAGTAGGTGATACATGATATTATCAATAAAATTTCATACAAATATTGGAGTAAATAATGGCTGATACTCGTTGGACTGGGACGCAAGTTAATGATGCATTTGGTAATAATGCTACCAAAACGCATCTTTCTACAAACATTATTATTAAAGTCGATGGCAATGCTATCGGAGCAGTAAAATCTTTATCAATTACAGAATCTAGAAACATTGCTAGAATCGCTGAAGTAGGCACTGATGGTTTTATTGACTCAGCTCCTCAGAGATCTACTGAAATTAGCGTGCGCTGCAGCCGTACAAGATTTGCTCGCAAAAGAATCGCAGAAGCTTTTGGTAGAGGGTTTATTCACGTTAGCTCTCAAAGAATTCCTTTCAACATTGAAATTCATGATATTTTCAGTGATACAAATATCAGCAATGCCATTATTACTACTATTGAAAATTGCTGGATAAGCAATATGAGCTACAATTATCAGTCAGACGATTTCGTTATATCTGAAGATATGGACGTTGTAGCAGAACGTATTTATAGCACTTTAAACGGTGGCTATGTAGTCAACCCGAGCCCAACGGTTTCTGTCAATCAATTCGAGGCTCAAGCAGATTCTGGTCAATATATCGGCGCTCTCAATGCTTCAGGTCTCTTAAACGCATTCTTAGACGATCCAAGACTTTGATATTTAAATTAAATATGAAAAATAACCTTGGAATATTTTTCCAGGGTTATTTGTTTTTTAAGTTATAGGTAATTTTAAGGAGAAAGATATGGCAGATATTAATAGTCCACTTGGAAGAAGACAGTTAGCAATGCAGGGTCAAGGTAGAAGAGCTGTTTATACAGTTCCAGATGCCACGGGAATGTCGGCAGAATCAACTCAATTTGATGATATGGATGCCCCTCCTGGTCCTTCAATGGTTTCAGAAGAAGAAATGGTGCATTTGCAGAGACAAAGACAACAGCAAATGATGCAACAAAATTTTCCATCAGGGGAAGTATCCAGGGAAAATTTACAAAAAATGAGACAAGAATCTAAGCAGGCAAAACAAGAGCTTGGCGGAAAGGCTAGGAATAGAATTGAATTGTTGCTTGGATTAAAACGTAAAACTAAAGAAGTTGAAATTGAAGGAGTCAAATTTACTTTAAAGACTCTTAAGCATTCTGAATATCAAGAAGTTTTTGCAAACCTTTCTAAGTTTGGCGAAGCAAATAATTTTGTTATTTCTTTAGAAATGCAAATTCAAAGTTTGGTACGTGCGGTTACACACATTGATAATGTGCCTATAGAAAACGTATTAAATGCAGAATCTATGGATGATTTAATTGCCTATTTTAGAGAGTTTGATAATGAATTAATTGAGCAATTATACACAGAATTTAAAAGCATTAAAGAAGCTAATGAAGTTAAGCCGGAAGAGGAGAAAGAGGTTAACGAAGATTTAAAAAAATAGTTCGCTATACAGACCATAAATTTTATTTTTTCTTATTTAAGCAGCTTGGCAAAGAGGCTTTGCCAGGCGGCTCCTTTTACGACAATGTAAATCCTTGGACTTATTTATGGCTGTATTATTCTTTTATTCAGGAAGAAGAGGATAAAGTTAAATTTGCTCGTTCTATGTCTATTTTTCAAGGCAGTTTTTCTAATTTTGAAATGGCTAAATCTTTGGTTAAAGCTGAAAATCCAACCGCAGAGATGGAAGATGAAGAATTTGAAGCACTTTCTGAGAATATTTTGACAGAAAATAAGAAAAAGGAAGAGGGCTTAAGAAAGCGTCAAAGAAAAATATTATCTAAAAAAAGAGAAAATGAGAGATTATAATGGCTGACGAGACAATTGATCCAAAAAATATAGCCGAATATCAAAAAGCGCTGGATGAACTTATCAAGAAAGCTTCTTCTTTATCTACTGACGAGCTTAATAAAAAAATGCAGGTGCTTCAAGAATCTGCTAAAAAATTTGGAGAAGTGGGAAAAAAAGCATTTGAAGCATTTCAAAAACAAATAGCAGAAACTGCAAAAGCAATTCAAAGCTTAGATCCTTCTGAAATTTTTAAAGGCTTAAGTAAATCTTTAGAAATATCACAAGAAGAAGTTGAAAAATTTGCAAAAGGAGTGGGTTCTGCTCTTATAACTTATAAGAAGTTACAAGTCCTTCCAAAAATTGATTTTGCCTCTGGTCTTGGATCTTCATCTGCTGGTTTAAATGACTTAAGTGTTGCGGCTGAAAATTTTACCACTACACTTAAAAATGTTCTTCCAGAGTCAGAAGCGCTTAACAAATCTCTTGATGCTATCAAAAGCTTTGCCGCTGCAGAGCAGAGAGTTAATAAAATGTCTCAAGCCTTATTGGCAGCAGCAGCCTCTTCTGGAAATTTATCAGAATACCTTGATCAGGTATCTGATGCTTCTGGTCGAATAGATTTTAGCAAAGTAGAATCTAAGCTAGTAACTTTAAATGAATTAAATTATAAAGTAGCTACATCTACTGGTATGAATGCCGCAAGTGTTAGAAACCTTGCCAATCTATTTCAATCTACAATGCCTCGTGCATTGGATGAGAGCAACGCTGTCAATGTTACTCATTTAGGTGTTGTTGGAAACACCAAATCAACTTATAACATGCTAGAAGCTTCTATGAGAGTTTCTATGGGGACAATGCAAGAAGCAAGTACTGTTCAAGAATATGTAAATAGTAGTTTTCATAAATTTAATCTTACTGGTCAAGAAGCTTTGGAAAATTTTGCAGCAATTGCTACAAATGCCGATAAGTTAAATCTTCCTTTTAATAATTTAAAAAGTTATATAGATAATACTTCTGGTAGTTTCATGTATTTTAAAGATAATACTCAGGCGCTTATTAACGTCATGGGTCGTTTAGCCCCTGCATTTAAAGCTGCCAAACTATCTCCAGAAGCCATTACTGATTTGACCAGGACAATGGTTAATAATATCAATGGAATGGCTTTGGCTCAAAGATCTTTCTTGTCTATGCAATCAGGTGGAGCTGGTGGTCTTAGAGGCGGTTATGAAATTGAATTATTAAAAGCTCAAGGCAAATTTGATGAAATTCAAAAAAAGACAGAACAAGCATTAAAGAAACAATTTGGTGGAAGAGTTGTTACTCTTGAAGAGGCTTCAAGAGATGAAGGGGCAGCAAGACAATTAGCTAAACAAGTGCAATTGGTAACTTCTGGTCCTACTAAAGTTGTTGAGTCAGAAGCTCAAGCATATAAATTATTTGAGGCTATGCGAACCGGAGTCACTGGGACTGCAGAAAAAGGTCAAGAGTCTTTGAGTAAGGTTATGGATAATAGCTATAAGGTCCAAGAGACTCAAACTTCAGTTTTAGTAGATATTAATAATGAAATAGAGCGTGTGGCTGTCAATACAGATATTATGGCAAAAAGGCTTAGCGGGGATGTATCTGGAGCTGTAAGAGCCATGTATGGTGCAGGAAAAACAAAACTAGCAGAAAAATTTCCTGGCGGGTTTGATTCAAGAGAATTAAGTAGATCAGCAAGCAGTAAAGAGGCTGCTAGAATGACTGTATATACTGATCGAAGCTCTACAGCTGCGCAGCAACTTACTTTAGAGCAAAAATCATTGTTTGAGCCAACTGTGGTTGATAAAATGCTTTCTGGATTTGGCGCAGAGGTAAGTAAATTTATGGGCGGTTTATTTGGTAAAGAGGAAAAGACTTTACCAAAGCCTGAAATAGAAAGCGTTGAAATTCCTGAATTAGAACCTTTTCCCATGCTTTCTCCTGAGCAACGAATGAACAGGGAAATTATTTCTCTTAAAGCTCCTGCAGTTCCAGGTGCAGCTGCGGCTAATGAGCCCGTCTCTTCAAGCCATCAAGTTACGATTAATTTACAAACAGATAGTAAGCAGATTGAAACTATTGCTTTAAATATTATGAACGGTCAAATGTCTATTGAAAGACAAAATTCTACATTAGGCGCTGCAATTGTTCCAAATCCATAATAATAATATAATTATTTAACATAATATTATGGGAAAATTTTCAGATGTTACTGATGGTTTAAAGGACGCCAGAGGAGCTGTCAGTGATGCTTTTTCTGATGTTTCTGGCGCTTTAAATGGTGTTTTAGATTTTTTTGGAGGAACTTCGAGCCCATCTACTTTAGGATATGGTACTCGTCAATCTAAACTAGGAAATAATAGACAAGCATTTTCTACCAGGAATATTATTCACTGGGTAGTTCCTGAGGGTCCAGTTATTCAAATGTACGTTAATCCTGAAAGCATTCGATATTCTTATCAAAAAGACATATCATCTGTAAGAACTAAAGGCGGATATTTGCTTCAATATTTCGGTCCTCAATTGCCTAGATTGCAAATTGATGGAACTACTGGGTCTTCTGGAATAGAAGGCATTAATGTGCTTTATGATTTGTATCGATATGAGCAATTGGCTTTCGATCCATATGCTTTATATATGGCTGCGGAAAGTTATAGAAATGCAACTACTAGTAATATTTTAAGCTCTGATCCTGGAACCGTTGGTTCTGGAATTGTTTCTGCTTTTTCAGGTCAAGCATCTTCTCCAACAGCAAATGTTCAACCTCCATCTTTAGCTGATATAGCATTTAGAATAGAAATGTTTTATGCAGGCGAAGTTTATAGAGGTTATTTTACAAATTTTTCAGTAACTGAAAGGTCTGATAATATTGGTCTTTTTAATTACGGTATGGAATTTATAGTAACTCAGAAGCGTGGATTTAGACAAAACTTCTTTGCCTGGCATCGTTCTGCAAATGATGGTCCAAGCAGCAGTAATCCTGATAATGGCGTTCCTTATAGTTATAGTTCGCTATTAGCATATCCAAGGTAATATGACAGACGTAGGCAAGGCAATATTAGGCGGAATCAATGGAGCTTTAGGATTAAATGAGAATGAACCTCGAAATCCTGATAATCCATATTCTTATGAAGCTTTAAAAGGCTTTGAATCTAAAATTAATCAAGCTGAAGAAAGAGTTTATCTTCAAGGCGGATATTCTCGTGCTTTAAGACCACAGGCACTGGAAGTTCTTTTACAAGAGCCCGATGTTACTATCGTAGTTAAAAAAAGACAATTTTCTTCTTTAGTTGAAAATTATCAATATGATCTTTTAAACACTCAAGAAAAAGTTTATCTTAGAGCAGTTAAAAGATTATTTTATAATAAATGTAGAGCAATTGCAGCCTATGAAAGGCTAACAAAGCTAGAAAGAATAGCAACTAAAACTGGAGGAATTTTTAATAATTATTTATTTCCAGCTATATTTTCTTCGGTTGAAATATTAAATAATACCTTTCCGGGTTTAATTAATGGTAGTGATCTGAAAAATTTAGACACTTTAAAGAAAGTAAAAAATTTCTCAGATCCTAATTTGTATACCACTTGGCTAAACCCAAAAGAAATTCCTTATTTAGCAGACGTTGGAGAAGGCGTAGGTACGTTTGAATTAACATTAGCCTCTAGTATTTCTACTACGGTAGCAACTGAAATAGCTAGGGGAAGCGCCAGTTTAAACTTTGAAAATCCTTTAGAGTTAATGATTATTAGCCAGCAAGACATTGAGCAGGCAATTTCCGATGTTGTAGGATTTACAAACCATCAGTTTTTTACTATGACCGAAGGGTCTCTTAATGAGACGATTAATATTTTAAGAAGTCAGCTTAGTCAAATACGAGCGGCTAGAGGAGCTACTCAAATTATATTTGATATTAATCCCAATTCTATTAGTTATAAAAAAGTTAGAGCTTTCATTGATGAAGAAAGAGAAATTAATTTTTCTTATGACCCTGGTTTTTTTGGAACCGGCATCACTACTAGTGGTACTGTAGGTGCTGTAGAAATTGATGCATCGGCTAGAGAGGGAAAAAATGGTCTTCAAGGCTCAAGTGATTCGGAATTTAACTTTACAGGGGAAAGATCTGAAGAGGTTATATTTAAAGACATTATTACAAATATTTATTCTTTATTAGATAATCAATTAATTAAAAGAAATGAAATTAAAAATTTTAATGCTCAAAACTCTGAAGTGCGTAAAAGAATGCGGCTTGAATTTGAAGATAGAGCCATTATTCAACAACAGGATGTTGTTCATATTTTTATAGGTTCTAAAACTAATTTAGATCCTAAAGTATCTGAAGGTTTTAATTTTTCTTATTCTAAAGACAATATTATCAATAATATTGATAAAGGTTTTTCAGGCTTAACCCAGTCTCTTAGAGACTATGCTGCTGTATTTTCAGGGCAAGATTCAGGAGAGACATTTATCGAAGCAGAAAAAAATGCTATAGCAGGACCAGAATTTCCTTTATGGCTTTGGCTTTCTATGAGGAATGATTTTACTAGACAGGCTGCAGGGACTCATGTTTTTGCAGGTGTGGTAAATTCCGTTGGTCAGAATTATAGCTCAGGCAAATATACTTTAAATGTTTCCTGCGGAGATTTTACTGAATATTTGCAAAAGAGCCAAATAAACATCAAGCCATCTTTAGATGTTGTAGATGCTTCTCTTTATGATCCATTAACTCCTTTTAAAACAGATTTTGATCCTGCAACTGGGCTATTAGGAGAAATGCCAGAATTATTAGATGATAACATTGCTTTATTAGAAACTGGCTCTGCTAAAATTAAAGCTGGTAGAAATCGGGGAAACACAGCTAGCATAGATAAATACAGTGTTAGAGATCCTGAAATTTTAACTCCAGAATCTCCTACTGCTCAATTAAGAAATCAATTTTTTGATTCTGATGGTTTCGTATATCGTTGGAAGCAAGGAATTGGAACATTAGTATTATCAGGTTCTTCAAATTCATTTGGCACGGGTTCTCTTAGAAAAGAGACTTCTTCTATTATTACATCTAGCCCTTTCTCTGGACAAGATGTAATGAATACATTGTCTTTGTTAGTTACTGGTCAACCATATAATTTTTCTACGTTTTTAAAAGCAGCATCTAAATCTGGATTTTTAGAAACTGAAAAATATTTAGGTTTTAATTCTTCTGATAATTATCTTAGAGGTCTAATTAAAGATCTAAACAAGTCCAATGCTATCTGGGGCAACTTCGTGCCCTTCAAAAGAATAGCATTATCTAATGAGGCGTATAAAACTTTATTAAGAGGTGAGTTAGATGTAACTAGAGCAAATCAAGAATTAACTGATTTAATTCGTCGAAGAGCAGAAAAATATGATGGATTATCTTCTGTATATAAGGGATTCAGCCCTTTTTATTTTGGCAATGGAGCAAATAACACTCCTACTGTTTCTCCAAATATCTTATCTTCTGTAGGAAATGATGTAAGTACTACAGTCTTCTCAGAAATTTATGATTTAAATTTTGAAATTAATCAAAAAATAGAAGAATTTTCAAAAACATTTAGCGAGGTTAATGGAAGCATTAAAGTTTTTGGTGATGATATTAGCGTCGATGGTTCTGTTGAAAATTATGGTTTTTCAGCAGAGGAACAATTAAGACAACAAGAAGAATTTAGAAAGAAATTATTTCATTTAACTCAAAGAAGATTATGGAAAGTTAAAGCCAATGAAGATCAAAATTATTTTATTGTAGATGATTCTTACGATAAAAATTATGATATTCAAGCATTTGAAGACAGTTTAGGCAATTTAGATTTATTCAAAAGCACTTATCAAAGCGTTTCTGAATTAGTTCAAAATGCAGCTACAATTTTAGGTTTAGAAATTTTTGCAGACTCTCAAGGTCACATTAACGCCAGACCCCCTGCTTATAATAGAATGCCCAGCTCTGTATTTTTTAAATTATTAGAAGAGAGAAGCCAAAAAGGAATTAAATTATTTCCTGATTATTTAGAAAGTTTATTTTTAAATCAAATCAGAGGCTTAACAGATCAAATAGAAATATTAGAAGATCAAATTAGAATAAGAGCCTATTTATTAAGTGGTAATTCAGATGATACTGTAGCAGCACAGCTTTTGGCGGGAAATTCTGCTGTTGGCGGAGGAACTTTTAGTTTCTTGACTATTGATGGAAATTTTCAAGGCAGCGATAGTATAAAAAATTTATTGCAATTAAACAACCCGGATGATATCGAAACTATTAATAGACAAGCTTTAACTGAATTGTCTTCTTTGGTTGCAAAACCTAATAAGACAAAAATAAATTTTGATATTGTTCAAAGAAGAAACGTTTTAGAAACGATTACTTCAAACTATGGCGTTGAAGTAGCTGTCAATGCCGTTGCTCAAAGATTAAAAGCTAAAGGATTTATAGATCCTTTAATAAATGACTTAGGCAACTATACCGGCAGAATATCCTCTCAGGCTAATGCTGTAGAGTTAATTTCTCAAGTCGCCTCTATGGTTTCTGAGAGACAGTCAATTATTAAACTTTTAAGCAATGCAATTAAAAATTTAGAAGAAGGCACTGCTTTAAATTCAGACCCTGATGCGGCTCGCGTTCCTTTATTTTCAACTTTTAATAAAAATTTAAATAATGGTAAAATACCTGAAATTTTATTACATATGGTCGAAGATGAGAACGTTCATGATTTAGGTCCTAATTCTGGATCTAGATATATTATTAGAGATGTTGATTTGATCAGCTTTGAAATTTCAGAAAATCCTCCTCCCTATACTGCGGTGGAAGTTACAGGCTCTATTGCTAATAGTTTGGTCAATGCTCCTGGAGGGTTAGAAGTAGGAAGTAATGGAAACTTAATGTCAACTGCTTTTGCTGCAGATTATGATATGTGGAGGCTTTATGGATTTAAAAGATCTCAACCAGTATCTGCTGCGTACTTAAGCGATCCTGTGGCTCAATGTGCTCCATTTGCTGTGTTCTTATTAAATCAAGCTAGAAAAAATGTTTTAAATGCCAGAGTAACAGTTCGTGGAAATGAATATATTCAAGCTGGAGAAGTATATTATTTAGAATGCAGAGATTTATTAATGTATGCTGCAAGCGTCAGTCATCAATTTGATTTTTCTGGAAATTTTACCACTACATTAACATGTACATATGTTAGAAAGCCAGGGGAATTTATTCCTACCATGTTAGATATTATCGGTAAGAGTTTATATACTAGAAGAAGCCAAGCTAATTTAGCAAGAAACGTTAGAAATAACAATCCATCTACGGATATTTCAATTGCAGCTTTGAAATTTGAGCCCAAGACAGCTGTAGCAGAAGATGCAGAAAGTGAAGAATCTGGTTCTGCAACAATTTTTGGATCTGCTTTTGGAGAGTATAATAGAAAAGCAGTGGCGTCAATTTTATTGGCATCTTCTGGAATGTTGACTCCATCAAAATATGGAGATGTAATAAAAGTACAAATTAGATGTTATTACAATAGCAATAAGGGTTATGATTCTGTAAATTCTAAACTAAATAAATTTGCACAAGATATTAAAAGCGCACTATCAAATCCAGAAACTTTTTTCCCAGGACCGAATGGTCAATATCAGGCTCCAGATACTGCAGCACCAACTTTAAATCCTGATGATGTTATAGTACTTCCAGTAGATTTGGGCATACAGGAGGGGGATGAAGTATTGTCACCTTCAAATAAAGCTTGGAACATTGCTAGAACTATGGTGATGAATTCAAAATCTGAAAAATTCTTAAAAGAAATTAGTGCTTCTGATTATTCTACAAAGTTAAATTATTATTTATTTAATAATGTTATAGATGTCTGGGTATCTGCTACGCCAAATACCGATACTGGAGAAGAAACTAGTAATTCTAAACAAATTCCAAACACTGAAGCTTATAATTTAGAACGTCAAAAATTTATTGATGCTCAAAATAAAGCTTTAGGTTTCAAGTGACAGTTAAGGTTTAAGTATGGCTGGTATTAAAGACGAAGAAATTTATATTGCTTCTATTATAGATTATAGTAGAAATGGTACAATGCGAGTAGCAACTCCTATTGGACCCATAGATGTAGCTATTCCAAGCTCTTGGATTGGTCCAGGAGGAGAATTTGCTGGCGGTTATCCTAAGCCAGGAGCATCGGTTAAAATTGTCAAAAGCAGAGACCGATGGCACTGTTTAGGGTATGATATTACAAGCAGAGATTTGTTTGTAAATAACTCTGTAAATTTTACCTCTTCGTTAAGTTCAAATAATTTAAGAGATTTTCAGCCAGATCGATATTTAATCAAAGCAAAAAACGGTACTCGTCTTTATGTTGATCCAAACGGAATTAGTGCTGGAACTGCTAATTATAGTTTTGATATAAATAATTCTCTTGTTAGAAATAATTTTAAACAAGAAATTTCTTTTACAGATTCTTATAGAAAAATTTCAGGATCAATAAAAAGAGATTTAGGATTTAATTCGGATAGAAGTCTTTTAAATTCAACTTTAAATTCTATAGATTATGAAAATTCTTTGGTCCCTATAGGGATGGACCCAAGCTCTACTGTTAATAGAGAAAATACTTCTTCAGATCCTCGCAATCCTACGCTGGCAGAATCTAGAGAAATTTTTTATGAATTTGCTTATGATTATAATGTAAAATCTTATCAGCAAGAACTAAGCAGTTATCAAATAGGAATAAATGCTGATAATGAAAATGAAGTTTTAGATATAACTGATTCAAAATCAGACAATAGAGCAATTCCTCTTTCTTTAACTTTAGAAAAGCCAAATAATTTAATTGAAAGTATTAAAGGAACTGTTGTAGATTCTTTTGGCAATATCTTAGACATTAACAGATCAATTCTTCCTATTGGAAAATTAGATGAAGTTTCTTTAAAAAGAAATAGTGATAAGACTGTTGCTTATAAAAATATTTTGAGAGAATTAAGAAAAAGTATTGCATTTCATTTTGAAATAAATGCTCGAAAAGATATTGGAGATGGTCTTGAGCCTCCTTCCTCATTGGCAAATGAGGAAGACTCTTCATCTAATTATTACAGGGATCGTTCTAAATTTTTTATTGATATTGATAAAGAAGGTCAGTTTAAAATTAATATTCCTGCTTCTTCAGAGACTGGCAATATTCCTCTTCTAACAAGATATGAAAACTATACTAATTTCGCTTCAAAGGAAGATCCTGACATATTAGCAGATCAATTTATCAAACCTGAAGATTCTAAAGATATTTATTTGGATAGTTTTGCTGGATATGCTAGCATTAATTTATCTGGAACAAAAGACGAGTTAGATGGATATCAGTCTCCAATTGATAGATTTACGGATAAGCCTATTAAATATGGAACTGCATTTCATGATATTACAAAGACTTGTTATGAATTTTCAAAGAATGCTTCCTATCTTATTGCGAACCCTCCTGAAGAGCTTATTTTTTTTGACAAAGGCAGTAGATTAAATGAAACTTGGAAGCCTTTGGATTATATTGTATCTGATAAGATTATTGTAACCGGTAAAGATGCTAATGGCGGCGGTCGCAGTGGAATGATTAATTTGGATGGATTTGTATCAGTAAATGTTGGTGCTAATACCGTAGATAGACAATCTTTATGGATTGATACCGCAGGTGGAATTATTCAAAATGTAGGAAGGGATAAAAACGGAATAAGTCATGCAGCGTCTTTTGATGGCAAGGTGTATTGGCAAATTGGGGGACCGGGCATTGGTAATACGTTTGATACTAGATTTGCTACTGAAAATGATACCTATATGAATGGCGAGTTAGACATAAGAGTTAAAGTTGGGGGTCATTTAGCAATATTTAGAATCGCAGAAGATGGAATTTGGATTGTGTCACCGGGAACAATTAATCTTGAAAGCGATCAACATATATATTTAAAAGCAAAAGGTGATATTCAATTAGAAGCAGAGAATATTGTAATGTATGGCGGAACAGAAAAAAGAATAATGTCTAGATTTCCTAAAAATATTCAATTTACTTAATTTAAGTTATAGGTTGGTAGATGCCTTGTAATCCAAATGATAATCAAATAAATGTTGAAGTTCCTCCGCCGCCAACGGTTCCGGGGTTTGGAATTCCATTTTCTCCAATTCAAATTCCATTGCCAGAGTTTGATCTTCCAACTAGTTTAGTTGAAGACTTTGCAGCTATAATTAAACAGGTAAGTGCTTTATTTCCTAGTGGAGAATTTTTTTCAATTCCAGACGTGGATATGAAAGATATTTTTGGGGCTTTATCTAGGGTCTTATCTCAAATTGCTCCATATTTAAGTCTTTATAATTTTTTTCTAGCATTATTGAATATGATAAAATGTATTATAGATATTCTTTGTGCTATTCCAGATCCTTTTGCTGTTGCTAATAAATTAATAGTTTTATTTACAGAATGCTTGCCCCCATTTTTAAATTTATTTCCGTTCCTCGCTTTAATAGCAATGATTATAGCTTTATTGCTATTAATTTTAGCTCTTATTGAATATATTATTAATACAATTTTAGCTATTATTGAAGCCATTTTGCGTAACATTGAAATATTTGTTGATGCTGCAAAGTATGGTAATGCCGAGTCTATTATAGCAGCTGCAAATAAAATAGCTAGTGTATTATGTTTTTTGCAAAATATTTTAGCAATATTATTAGCTTTAGCAGCTATCATTAATGTTATTAAGTCAATTGCTCAATTTGCAGGAGTAACTTTCTGTTCCGATGAAGATGAAGATGGATGCTGTCCAATTGCTATTTGCCCTCCATTTATTAAAAATACTCCAGACGGCATTCCAGTTTCTAGCGGTCAATTAGTTTATTTAAAACAAATTGGATTAGACCCTGAAAAAGCATTTAAATTAGACCCAAATAATCCTGACGATGCAAAAACGATAGAAACTTTTAATACACTTGGTCTCTTAAGTCCTATTAGAAAAGAACGTTGGCAAATTTATGATAAATCTTTTGCTGATGCTCAGTATTTAATTTCTAACATTTATACTCCAACAGTTCCTTTTGGTGGAGATTTTTGGTCTGAAGCCGTAGTGGCAAATAAAAAAACATCTCCTAAGCGAGCCCAATATACAGTAGATTTAACTTTTACAGTTAATCCTTCTCAGTTTGACAATACGTCTACTGATGTTAAAGGAACTAGAAAATTTAAAGCAAAAGATTGTGTAGCGGTCGAAAAACCTTATCAATTTACATATAAATATAATTCATCAGAAAATGTAGATGATTTTATTACAAGAGATTTGAATAAGGGGGTAGCTGGAGTCTTAAGCGTTGCCGGTGGTAAAGTTTTTGAAATTGCTACTGATGGCACTGAAACTGAATATATGATTGGGGATTCTCAAGCTACTTTAGATAATTTTGTTTATAAAACAACAGTTAATTCTCTAGAGCTGCCATCATCAGATGATGCAATTATTATAGATAATATAGAATTTGTATGGAAGCCAAACGCCCCTGCTTTGGCAGGATATACTGTTACAACTTTTGGCTGCATCCCAGATGTAGCAATTGAGAAAAATATTTTAAATTCAGTAATTTTAGCAGAGGGTATTCAGCCAGTTGCAGACAAGTTACCACCTTTGCCAGATGTAACTGATACATACAACTGTGTAGTAACTGCACTAGATAAATTTAGAAAAAACATTTCTGTTAGTGGTGCTGCTGATTTTCAAGCAGAATCAATAGCATGCTTAAATACTTTAAAAACAAATACTATTAGTACTATTACTGCAGCGGTAATAGCGGCGGCAAGTCCATATAAAACTGAATTTACACTAGACACTGATTTGCAATTTACTAGTGCTGGAATTTTAGTTACTGTCTTTATAAGAGACGGAGCAGGAACGCTATTAACTTCTAAATTGCCAGAAGCATGTTCTAAAGATATTGCGGCAAATCTATCAGCAGACGTTTCTCTAGGAAATATCACTGATTTTTCTTATGATGGAGTATCTGCATTTACTGCCAATTTATTCTCTGAAATTCCGGGAGATGGTACTATCGCAATAATTTTTAATGGAAAAGTATTATCAAAATACAATATTGCAGTAGGTGGCGGTCAATCTTCAATTGAAGAAAACATCAAAACATATACCTTCGTTGCAGCAGTTCAAGAATCCCCAGTTCGTCGTGATGAGACTGATGTGGAGTAATTTATGGCTAAAGCAAAACCTCAAACAAATTCATTTGACGATCTTGGCAATACAGAAGAAGATATTGATGTTCTATATAATACTTATATAAGACCGGTTGATAGCCTTCGATCTAGGGCTAGACCAATTTTATCAGTTGATGCTTCTAAGTCTGCAATTGCTTCCAGCGCCTCTTTTAGTAAAACGGAAAGCCCTAACGAGCCATTAGAGAGCAGAGTTCATGCATTTTATCGAATGCTTGGAATGCCTGTCGCTAGTAAGCAAGCTGGATTTTATAGTCCCGGATATAATCCTTTAGGTGCAAATTCGGCAGATCTTAGGGCGAAAATTAATAAAGCCATTTATGATGAGAAAACAGCTCAAGAATTTATTTATTATAGAGAGGGTTTATTAGAAGATGCTCAAAGAATCTTTACATCCCAAGATAGTTTGGCAGTAATTTTTTATTCTATTTTATATAGATATTCTTTCCCATTTGCCAATTTAGATCCTGCGGTAAAGCATTTAGACAGAGATAAGCAACAAATTACTTTAGAAGACAGAGAAGCTTTTGCTAGAAAGTTTTCTAGTAACAATCCTGACTATTCAAGCGAAATTGATTTTTTGTCAATAAATTTTTCCACTGTATTTCATGCAATTAAACCATTTGTAGTAGATCCGGCTATTGCTGAAACGGTTACTCCAATAGATAATATTGTTTGTGTTCCTTTTCTTAATTCTGAAAAAGAAACTAAAATATTAAAAAATAAAACTTTGCTTAGACCTGGTATTGAATTAATTATTAGACAAAGACTAGAAGATTCTTTTTTAAGCGCTGAACAATTAGCAGGACTGGAAAATATTCTAAAAGGCGATAATTCTAATAAGGCAACGACTTTGATTGATTATAATGCCCTTGCCACTGCTGTAACATCCTTAGTGGAAGGATCTAAATTACCAAATAATTTTAAAGAGTCCTTGTCTACGGTAAAAAATATTGAATATAATACTACTTTAAAATTGGTAAAATCAGTCAAGTTCTTGGTCAAAAAATTTATAGAATCACAGCAAATTTTAGATGATGCAAGATCTAAAATTAATTGGCTTCCTCTTCCTAATCCTAATTTTGCCGGACCTATTGCTGGGGGAAAGCTTTATACTACGTATTATAAAAATGGTAATATTTTAAATGATAGTAAAATTCAACAATTACAAATAAAAAAATTAAACGCAGAAAATGATAGTAAACAATTTTCTAAATTAGGAGGTTTTGCATCTCCATTCATTCAAAATACTTTTTCAGAAAAAGTTCAAAAATATCAAAAAGTAATTGAAGAATTGGTCCATTCAAGAGATCAGGTTACAGAGCAGGCTTTTCTCGCTTTAAAAAATATAGAAATTATTAAAGGTGAAACGTCGGGAATGGGTCTAGTTGATATGTTGGCAGTCTATGTTGGTCTATGGTCAATAGATATGAAGTATTTGCTTTATTTAATAGATGATGAAAGTGTTGAAAGATTAATTAGATTTAATGATAAATATAAAGGATCTTCTGTTGTTCAGAGCAGATCGAAACAAGCAGCTACCTCTGAAAATGTATTAGAAGCATTGACTGTATTAGAAGAAAAAGTTTATAACGTATTAAAATACGCAGATTTTTTTCTTGAAGAATCTAAGAATCCAACACAATACACTAATTCTTCAATATAAGAATATGAGCTTTGATTTGAAAATTCAAGACGGAGATCTATCTATAGGTACAGATGGAGATCTTAAGTTAGTTGAAAAAAAAGATAAATTAGTTCAAGATTTATTAAAAATTTCAACAACTACCAAAGGATCTAAGCAAAAATATCCATTTTATGGCTCTTTAATATCTAATTCGTTGATTGGTAGCGTTCTTCCAGAAGATTTTACAAATACCTATGCTTCTTCTCAATTAAGAGAGTCTGTGCAATCTTTGGTGGAAATGCAAGCAATTCAGGAGAAATATCAATACTTATCACCGGAAGAATCTATTGGAGCAATTAGAGAAGTTTCAATTCAAAAATTTACATCCGACCCAAGATATTTTTTAATTTATATTTCTGTTTTAAATAAAGCCTTTACAAAGGTAGAAGCCCAATTTGAGTTTAGCACTACTGGTTTGTAGTGATATATTTTTGCATATCTTTGCATAATGCGCTATAAAAATAGCATTTTGGTGCTATATTATTTTAAGGTGGAAATAAATGTCTAAAATTCGTACTTCCAGTGAAATTATAAGAAGTTATCTGGAGTTTTATAGAACTGCCCAGCCTCTTTTAGATACTAAACCAGGCACAGTTGCTAGAGATTTATTGATTGACGGTCCATCAGATCAACTATCCAAGCTTTATGATGAATTAAATAAAGTATCTAGCCTTCAATCTTTAAGACAATCTTTTGGAAGTGATTTAGATAATTGGGCTCAAAATATTGGAGCTACTAGAAACAGAGGCGCTAGGGCAACAGTGCCAGCGTTATTATTATTCGATAGCGTTGAAGCAGATATTGCTATTACAAAAGGCGATTTGCTTTTTGCTAAAAATGGAACTTCTTTTGCTATAATTAACAGCGTTTCTATTAATTCTCTTCAAGAAAATCAATATAAAGCAACAGTTGCAAGATATAAGTCAGATTTAGATTTTTTGGGAATTACCCAGCCATATGCAATTGAATTGGTCGTAGAAGCAACTGCATTTGGAGATCAAGGAAACATTTCTAAATACGGCATGATCAGAACAAATATATCTGGAATAACTAGTGTAACTAACGTGTTCCCTGCTAGCGGCGGACGACCTGCCGAAACTGACAGCGTATTCAAAAATAGAATTTTGTCTATTTTTAGCGGTGCCAATACTGGAACTTCTCTTGGATATTCTAGCACGGTCAGAACGGACCCTTCAGTTTTAGATGTTTTAGTAATTTCTCCAGGCGATGATTTGATGACCAGAGATGGAACTCAAGTAAATGTTGCAGAAGATGGGACGAGAACTATTATTTCAGAAGGAACAGGCGGCAAAGTAGATATTATCACCTACGGTATTAGACTACAAGAAAATGTTGACTCTTTTATTTATAGAGATAAAAGCAATACTGGAAATCCTACTAATTCTTTAAATGATTTTGTATTAGGTCAAATTTCTGGGGATGAAAATAAAACTGTTACTAGAAAAAGAATTGACAATTTAGCTTCTGGCATTTTGCCTTCTCAGCCAATTAATAACATTGTTTCTGTTGTAGGGTCTTCTAGCGGACCTAGCTTTAAAGAAAAAACCACTGATATCTTTGGAAGAGTATCTGGAAATTATGAATTAATTAGAGACACTGGTGGATACGCTAACTCTCCCTGGGGATTTGATAGACTACACTGGATTTCTAATAAAATTTTAGATTTACCAGAGGATAAAACAAAAAATAATTTTAATAATCAAGATCAATTATTTTATACAGACTCTACTGAAATTAAAAAAATTACTCAAAATATTGTTGTAACTAATGAAAATAGTAAAGTAGTATCTTCTGATAGAAGTTTAATACAATTATTGCACTATCCAGCAACTCTAGTCACTAGAGTATTTAACGTTTCTACTGGAGAAAGATACTTAATTGCCAGCCAAAATCCTGATGGCACTGGCACAGTTAACACTACTGGAAGAATTAAAATTTCAGGCAAGTCTTTGCCTTCGACTACCGATATTCTTCAAGTTGATTATACTTGGATTTTTGAATACGATCCATATTGGGATTTTGATAATAAGTCTTATTCTTTTAATGCTAGAGATGTTTCTGATAGCATTGATTGGGGATATTCTAATTTGGTTCGTAGAGAAAGAGGGGTCTTAACTTCTTCGGGACCATATTTATCTTTAAATGTGACTCATTCAATTTCTTCCGTTGTTAATGTTAATGTATTTACAGAAGAAACAACAAATGTCGTTCTTAATTCTGGAAAGTTATCGGTAATTGTTTCTAATGTTATTTCAAACATCGTGTCTATTAAAAGAGTTTCTGATGGAGCAGAGCTGTGGAATACTCAAGATGCAGATGGATCTATTAGTTCTTTAGTAGCTTATCTTCCAAATGATACAGTGGGCAAGTTTAATGACACTGTTACTGTAGTATATAATTCTTCAGATATTTATTCAGATACAGGGTCTTTTAATAACAATCAAATTACTATAATTCCTAGCGTCTTGGCTACGGCTGGCTCCATTGTAGAATGTACTTATATTGCAAACATTTCTTCGATTCTACCAAGCACCTTATTGTCTTCTTTACCAGCCATAAGAAGTGAAAATTATTTTAATACAAATATTTCAAGCTTGGTTGGAAACCAACCATTTTCTAATTTATTTTCTTTGGGAACTATTGTTCAAAACTTACGTCAAGCCCCAAGCAATTTATCATTTAATATTACTGGAACCATTGTTCCTGGCGTATTTACTGTAGCGGGTCAGTCAATTTCTTACGCAGCAGACATTTTATTTACTGCAAGCAATGATGGACTCACTCATGATTTGTCTCCAGCAATAAGATCTTTCTTAAAATTAACCTCTAAAGACAGCATTCCATCTTCTTTAAAAGTTGCCAGACTAGTTAAATTTGAAAAGGTAATTACAGATTCTAGTTCTAATGTCTTGTCGGTCAGCCAAGAATATGACGTTCTAGGCACATCCCTAAAAGACAATTCTTTGGTAAAATCAGAGGCAATTCAAGATTTGTCTTTAAGTAACTTCCAAGTAAAGTTACCAAGTACAATTGACAATTTAAACAACAATATTGTTATTGGTGACAAGATTCGAGTAAGATTTTATTTACTTAATAGTTCCGATTCTGAAAATGTATACTTTACTAAAGCAGGTACTCAGTATACTCAAAAGAAATTTGTTTATGTAGATACTATTGCCATCTCTAGCGGATTCAATAGTAGCGCTTCTTCGGCTGCAACATTAACTATTACAAACATGAATCAGCCAATTGCTAAGTCTAGATACAAATCATATTACGATTATATTGCTCCTAAAGTTAATGAAAGAATCACTATCACATCAAATTATAATAAATTAATAGGCGATGCAACGTTGTTAGTTGAAAGTACGAGACCAATCACTGCAGACGTATTGGTCAAAGCGGCAGAGCCAGTTTTAGTAGACGTTACTATGTACGTAGTAGTAACAGAGGAATTTAAAAACTCATCTACAGTTGTGAAGCAAAACGTTCAAGACTCTCTTACTTCTGCATTAAATACCAATTTGTTAAATCAAATTGTTGATGCTTCAGATCTGATTAATTCTGCATATACAGTAGCTGGAGTTGATCGTGCTAGAGTCATTTATTTCAATAAGACAGGTGTAAATGGTTCTGTTCTAAGCGTTCAAGCACTGAAAAATCAATACATTGTAGCAAATACAGTTTCTGTAGTTATAGAAGAGCGATAATCATGGCAGTTTTAAAAGCGTTAGAAGTTAAAGTAATTAATAGTACAAAAATTCAAGCTAAATTTAGCTTAAATTTAGATTTATTAATTAATACTTCAAACGTTTCTATTGTTTCTAATTTACAAAATATTCCCAATCCAGAAGTATTAAAAGTTAATGTTGTTAATGATCGCTTAGATATACTTACCAGACCTTTATTTCCATATGTACAATATTATATAATTTTTAAGTCTTCTTCTACTTCTGATTTTAAATCCATTAATGGCGTATTTCTCATTGATGATGAAAGGCTTAATAAGTTTTTAATTTTAGGTCCAGAAGATTCAAGCAATACATTAAGAGATTATTTAATTGATCAGCTTAAAGATGATCCTTATAATTTAGATTATGGCACAATTTCTAGAGACATAGTAAATGCCAATGCTAATTTTTTAGCTCGTGGGCTCTATGATATTAAACAATTAAGAAACGATAACTATTTAAGTAGAACAATTTTTGATGAATTAAAGACTCGTGGACCAGGACCAACTGATAGGCTTTCTGAGGAAGGTACCTATGAAATAATTAAAGTTTCTAAAAATTTAAATAATAAATTATTTTCTGATACTATTTCTTATACTGAATTTCCTTATTTTCCAATAACTCTTCAAAAAGTTAAAATTAATTCTGAAAAATTAATACCAGGTACAATCAAATCAACTTTTGAAGGCTTGAAATTAAATTTGTCTCGTAATTTGGTTACTTCTGTATCTTCTATTACTATTAAATATTTTAATGGAAATATATATAATTATAATATTCCAGCTTTAGGCTATCAGATTAAAGATAATAGATACGATCCTGAGTTTGCATCTTCTTATATGGAACTTGAAACTAATCAAATATTATTATCTTCTAAAGTTTTAGAAGATGATAATTTTAAAGTTCCCGTGGCAAATGATTATATATTAGTGTCATATGAGTTTAAAGATTTAGGAAAGATTGTTTCTGAAGATACTTTAGAAGTTTATAAAATTTCTGAAATAATTAGAGAAGTTGTCCCTCCTATTTTTACAGTGTTTTCATTGCCTCACTATCCAATAGTTGATGAGCAGGGGAATGTTCCCAGCTTATCTGGTGTAGAGTTTTTGGACCCGCAATCTAATCCTCCCTTTTCTGCGGCTCATCCTGCATTTATTAAAGAGTTAGTATTTAAACTTGATGGCTTGCCAAAAGCAAAGGGAGAATATTGTGTAGATTATAACACCGGTACCGTTTATGTGTATGGTGCAGAAACTAATGATGGAACTGGAGACTTTCCTCCCGTAGCCTCTTATTTGTATAAAAATTCATATGTTAAAGATTTAGATTATATTTATGACAGCGACACTTATGAATTAGTGCGGTCTCCTTTAAGATACCTTGAAGGAGATGAAGGTATTGTTAAATTTTCTTATGAAAAAACTTTAGTTCCTGACATCGACTTTATACCGCAAGTACATAAAGAGCAACTAGAAGAAAGAGTTGAGAATAGATTTACTTCTACATCTTCTTTTACTGTAAAAAATTCTCCTATTACTAATGTTTTTAGAATTTATAATGAAACTACTGGTGAGATTTATAATATAGATCGTTATTCTTTTAATTCTGTATATTTTACCTCTACTAATTCTCCTAGAGTTCTAAAAACAACTAGAGAGAGAGTTAATTTTTCAAATATAGATAATGAGCAACTTATAGTTAATGAAGAATTAACTAATTTGGCTAGTGTTAGAATATTTAAAATAAATTTACAAAATAATAGAATAGTTTCCGCTTCCGAGGATTCAACTGGTTCAGCCTTTAATAGCTCTACAAATTTTAGTCGCACGGATATTTTTGAAAAAGAATTATATTATGATTATATTTCTTTAGATGAGTTTAATAATATTAATAAATTATCTATTGGTCAATATTTAATTAATTATAATGATGGTATCGTTTATGTTGCCGTAGATTCAAATAGTCCATATGATGTTGGAACTATTTCTTATAAGAAATCATTTATCTCTACGCAAAATAAGCATATTTTAACCGTTGGAAAGCTATATTATAGCACATCTCCAAATATAGTGTATAAAGATGTGCAATATAGCAGCTTTACAGATAGCGAAATACTACCTCAAACTTTCGAAGTTTCTGATGAAAGATTTTTAAATAATAATGACTTATTTCCTTATGTAGTGTCCTCTAACACTATTACCGTTACAGATGATATTAGTTTTGTAAGAGGGGTATATGATCTTTATGATTTAAATAATAATGTTAATTATATTAATTTTGGAGAAAATGCAACTTATTCCAATAATATAATTACTTTAATTCCTATTACTCAAGTTTCTGATTCTTTAGTTGCCTCTGGATTAGTAGTTTCTGTTCCATATGTGTCTCCTGGCGCAGAAATACATGAAGTCACATCAATAATTAGAAAATCTGATAATTTAGAATTATTTGATGGATTGGCTACTGTTTCCGGATACAACATTACGTTATCGGGTGTTAATTCTCCCGTTGTAGGAGATGAAGTTATTGTATTCTATTCTCTTAAAATGAATGGTTCTGCAACTCCAATTGTAGATTATGCAAGAGGAGAGTATTATGTTGATTACGAATATGTTGCCGATGAAGTTATCGTAAGTTATGAATACGGTGATAATTGCTTAGATTTTTCACAGTCTGGCTCCTTAAATCAAGGAGAACAATATTATGTAACTTATAAAGTTGGAGCCCTTAGAGATTCTCTATTGAAGAATTTCGGATCTTTAGTTAATATTCCAATATTAAATGATTTTGATGTCTCTCTTGATAGAGAAAGATATCGTGATGCTTTAAGAGGCGCTTTACAATCTTTTACTAAAGGTCCAACACTGCCTTCAATGAAATCTTTGGTAGAGTTTATAACTCATATTAAACCAGAGATTATTGAAGCAGCCTTTGAAAATTGGAATTTAAATACTGGTCACTTATATTCAAATCAAATTAATACTACTGGTGATTTATTATTGGTCACTGGAAAATTTGATAATGGTGTTTTAATAGAAAATTCTAATGAATCTATTACAATGCCAGTAACTAGCAATTTAAAATTAGAAGAAGGCACTTTGGAACTGTGGACTATCCCAAAGTGGAATGGACTAGACAATGATGCAGCTTTAACTTTTCAAGTTTTAAAAGATGGATATGTTTTGCCTAGTAGTTCAATTTATATTGGATCAACTGGAAAGCATCCAACATTTGACTTAAATAATAAATTTTTAGTATCTAAAAGCGAAGAAACTACAGGTTTGCCAGTAGCCATTTATACAAATACTGGTGCTTTTATTTTCTATGACGATATTGAATCTCAATGGAAATTCTTAGTCAGAGAAAAAGTTGCAGACGGATATGTTTTCTCAGGCACTATTGAAACCAGTGGAAACTTTTATCACGTAGATTTTATTGATGGTCTTGGCGAAATTAATGATAAATTAAAAACAAAAAATAAAACAATTCAATTTGTTTTTAACATTGACGCTCAAGATGAGCTTTATCCTGATGGATATAAAGACGGATATTCTGTTGATGGATATTTGGATGGTTATTTAGACGGATACTATCCTTTGGATGGATATTCCCCAGGATATTCATTTGATGGAATTAGATTCATGTCAGATGAAGAACATTATTTATTTGACTTTGGTAAAGAAGAATTTAAAAATAGATTCTCCTTATTTAAGGATGGTTCTGGTTATCTTACATTTAGAGTCTTTGATAATGGCGCTTATGATAGAATTAATAAATATTCTTTAAGTGCAGATATTTCCAACTGGAAATCAGGAGAGGCTCATCATGTAGCCGTTTCTTGGAAGCTAGGAACTAAAGATAAATCAGATGAAATGCACTTATTTATTGATGGTATAGAAGTTCCAAATATTATAAAATATGGCGGAAGACCAGTTTCTAATTTAACAGATAGATTTAGAACAGTTGTTCCAGAGTACGTGCTAGGAACAATTACTAAAAAAATAATTGAAGGCAATGATTTAGTTACAAACGGTACAAATTTAGTGTACTCAAATACAATTGATTTTGCCTCTCAAGGAATTGTTCCTGGAGACATATTAGAAATCAATGAGTTGGGTCTTGGTTCTTATACTATTGCAGCCGTATCTTCCAACTATTTAACTTTGTCTTCTATAGTTCCAAGCACTTTAACAGATGCAAAGTTCTCTGTTAATCCATATTCTGTAGTTGTCTCTTCTGAAATTGATTTATATAAAAACTTTACCGTTTCTTTACTTAGAAGCGGAGAAGAGATTGAGCTTCCAGGACTAAGAGCTGATTTTCCAGGATACGAAATTAGCAAGAACTTTTTAAATCAAAATATTTTAACTATTTTAGGTGATGCGGAAATTGGAGACCAAATATTTATTAGAACTTTAGGTTTGAATTTCCGAAGAGCCAGAGAAAGAGTTTATGTCTGGGGCAATAATTCTCATATTTTGAAAACTCAAATTCCTTCTCCTATTAATTTAGATGAAGTTAAAGTTTTCCCAGTAATTCTACCTAGTGTTGCAATTGGACCATCTAATTCTACTTATTCTTTGGGCTTGTTTAATTTTACTACAACCGATGTCAGCCAAACCTCTTCATCTACTGAAGGTAGGAGCTTAGCTGTTAAAGTACTTTCTGGAAACGTAGATTTTAGCACTCCAGTTACTGTAACCATTTATGGTAATACTGACTCTACTCCAGATGAAACTTTAACATTTAATGCAGCAGGAACTCAGTATACCGCTAAAAAATTTCAAACTATCACTTCCATTGATGCAGCGGTCAAGCCTTTTAATTCATCTAAAAACTCTGCAGTAATTGAAATTAAAGAGCGATACACCATTACTTATCCTGAAGGCAACTCTATATTCCCAGTTATTAGATACTCTTATAAAACTCAAACTGGAAATACTTTATTTGGTACAATAGGCACGACTACGGTTTCAGATACCAATGGCTACTTTATAGGATCTAACATTGGTCAATCATTAATAATTAATTCTCCTCCTTCTGTTGCAGGATCTTATCAAATTATAGCTCGAAACTCTGATACCAGCATAGAAATAAGTCCTGCTTTACCAGCTACTTTCTCTAATGGCTCTTACGATATTTTCAATACAAATATTGGAAGATCAGGTTTTGCCAATGGATTCTTTACTTTTGAAACGGCAGGTCAGGTAAATGTTCCTTATGTTTTAAAACAAGGATTCTACGACTTTGATTATTCCGTTAATTTAGAAGTTGCGTTTGATCCTTTAACTGAAGAACTAATTCACATTGGGTCAAGCATTTTAAAACAAAATCAAGCATCTGCAATTATTGATGAACTTAGAATTTTATCTAAAATGTTAACTGATGTTAGAGTTGGAGAAACTTTAGCACAAGGAACGGAAAGTATTACCGTAGATGCTGCAAAAATTAGACCGTTTAGAAAAAACAGTGACACTTTGGCATTGTTGCATTTTGATGAAGTGCCATTTGTTAACGACTCTGATTATTGGGTAACTGCTGACAAAGCCTATATTCAAACAGATAATGGCGTAAATAGTAATTTTGGCAAAGCTTTAGTTATCAAAGACAGACCTTTAGCATATGATAATTTAGGATATTTATTTACTAACCTTGAAGGTACCATTGAATTTTGGGTATCTCCTATGTTTGATACTGCTAACGATCCTAATTATAGATTTTATTTTGACGCAGCAGCTTTAATAACCGAAGAGCTAGTTTCTATTTCCAAAGGAACGATAAAATTAAATAATAGAGCTTCTTCAATTCAATCAATTTACGTTGAAGGTGATAAAAAGAATTATGCCTCAGGTGCAGTGATTCAATCAGACTTTAAAACAGTCAGATTAAATACGGCTCTGCCTTATCAAAAAACACCTATAAAAGTTACTTATGTCCAAGTTGGAACTTCTGGTGATAGAATCTCAATTTATAAAGATCCTGAAGGTTATATTAATTTAAATGTTAGAGCATCTGGAAACGATTATCAGGTAAGACAACCTGTATTGTGGGCTCGAAATTCTTGGCATAGAATAAAAGCTACATATAAATTTAACCAGCCCAACAATCAAGATGAAATACGCTTGTTTGTAGATGGGGAGGAAAGAGGCACAGTTAGATTTGGTTCTGGATTATTATTTGGTGCTGGAATTGTTTTCGGTCAAGGATTTGCTGGAGTTGATAATTCTAAATTAACTGCAGATATGAATTTCTTAGATGTTATAACAAAATTCTATATTGGCTCTGATATTAGCTCTGTTAATTTGGCAAAAGCAAGAATAGACAATTTCAAAATTTCTAATGCTATTCAGCCTTTCTATACTGTTGCTGGACAGGAAAAGGACATTAATTATAACTCTAATATTGAGACTGTTTTGCCAGTGGTAGAAGATTTATACACTACTTTTATGTTGAATTTTGATAAAATATATTCTAGAAATCAAGAATGGGCTTTATTAAGAGATAAATATTTTGGAATCTATAATTTTACAATTAAAATAATAGACTCATTTGATATAGTTTCTGAGAGTGATAAGGTAAAACAAATATTAGAAACTTTAATTGATATTTTAAAACCTGCTCAATCTAAAGTTACTCTGGAATATTTGGCTTAAACTACTTTTACGACATAAAAACATGACTAAAAGAATAGAAGTTTCCGCTTTGCAAAATTTATTTAGAGACGCCCAACGTGTATCTAAAGAAGATTTAGACACAGAGCAAAACTATAATAACAAAATACAATCTTCTATAATTAACAATCATTTTGGTTCTGGAGTTTTATTGGAAAATCCAGTTCCAGTAATTCTTTTTGATTCTGATGTTTTAACTTCTGTTCAAGCCAGCTTATTAAGTACTGGTAATTTTGATGGAACTGGACTTTCCCCTCATCTACAGCCATCCGATATCAATCTCGGAAATCAATTAGAAGTTGAAATTACTGATTCTTCTGCAGTTGGAAGATTCTCTGCAAAAGTAGCTATAATTGGATTATCTTTTGATGATACTTTGCAAATTGATCGCTTTTATTTTTATAAAAATGAAACTCAAGTAACTGCAAATCACTACAAAAGAATTTTAGCAATTTTAACCAATGATTTCAAAGGCAATAATAATTGCTCTAGAAATTTAGGTGGTAGATTAGTTGTTAGAGAAGCTAGATCTTTCCAAGTATCTCGTGATCCAATAATGATATCTCAAGATGTAGAGCCTGATTTATTTTGGAGAGATTTTAAAATCGCAAATCCCACTTCTACTCTCCAAGCTGTATTGCAAACTGCAATAGGACCAGAGTACAATGTTGACTCTTTAAATATTAATACTACTGGAAGACCTAATAGAGTTTTAAATACCAACGATGTTTCTTCTCATGTTGGTCAAAAATTTATTGCTAAAACAGACAATGTTCAAAAAATTACATTATTAATGGGTGCTTCTGGAGACGAATCTGTTCTAGAAGAAAATAAATATGACTGGTCCGGTTCTTTGGTTGTTAGCGTTTATGCTCTTCAAACAACGGTCTCATGTCCAACGGATATTATTCCTGCTTTGGCAATTGACTTTGAACCTCAGTCAGAGCCATTAGTTCAATTTGCTTTCGACCAAATTGATTTAAGAGAAATTGGTTATGTTTTAACAGATACATTGCAACCTGTTGATATTGTATTTTCTTCTTCTAAAATTGGCATTCCAAATGGTTTAAAATTAGGTAATTATTATGCCTTTACCGTTAAAAGAACAGGTGATGCATCTGTTGGTTCTATTTTATTTGGCTCTGGAAATGATAGAACAGAAGATTCAAAATTAACTTTATATAGTGGTTCTGGATGGGTTGATGTTTCAGAAGAAGACTTGTGGTATCAAGTTTGGACGGATGCCGTTAAAATTTCAGACGGTCAAGGATATGACGCTGGGCAAGGAATAGTTATTCCTAAAACTACTGTTGACACCTTATCGGGCGCTACAATAGACAATAAAGAAAAATACTATTCTTTCAATGACACTGGTTTTAATATTTTAAATATTGGTGTTATTCAAGCTGTAACAGAAGCTAGTGTAATAGAGCAAGATGAGCGCACTGGTAATGATACTTTTTCCAGAAAGCAATTTGTTCCTAGTCTAAGTTTAGTATCCGAAACTGAGTTACAAACTTTACAAAATACTTCGGATCCATTAATTGTAGCTGTGGCTAAAGATCTTAATCCTAAAAAGAATCCTTTATTATCAAAATCTCAAAATTTTATAGGTCTAGCTAAAGGAAATACTTTTTGTATTATTAATCCTGACCCAGATTTAATTACTAACAATTTAGTTGGTTCTACTTTAATTCCAAATAGCTTATCAAGTAATAAATATAAAGTTGTTAAAACCAATTTGTGTACAGATGGTTATGGCGATGTAAACGGTGATGGAGTTATAGACGACAGCGATATAACTTTAATTTCCACTTTAATTGGAGAAAGTCTTTATTTTTCATCTACTCAGCAAAAAATTGTTGATGGTTACATTAACACTTTAGATTTGTTAAGAGCCGATTTGGACGGAGACGGTTACATTACATCTAATGATGCCGATCTTCTTTCATTGTATGTAAATAAAAATATAAATTCTTTTCCAGTAGGAACTTCATTTACTCATATTTGCTTAGAGGTTCAGCCTTTAATTGGTCGTTATGATGGTTACTTTGACTGTGGTGACGGTTATATTAGAGTAGACGGCTCTTCTTTGAATTTGGTGCCTGCCTCGTCTTTAACTCCTTCTGAGTTAATATATGACGGATATTATATTCCATCTACTTTGGAGCTGGACCCTGCATTTACTACAGTTCCATTTAATGGTGTTACATATCAAGTTGTGCCTAAGCCATTTTGGCAAGACTGGTTTATTAGCTTATCATCAGAGGCGAGACTTGTCCCAGCTGCATTTACTTATATGGAAAATCTTGAAAGTTTTTCATGTAATCCAGTTGCAGAAACTGTATGCGAAGAAAGATTTGCAGAAGCGCCAACAATAGAAATTGGTAGAAATGATTTCTTTATTCCAAATAATCTATTAATTGGTCGTGGTCAAATATTAAATCCAGATGGAAGTCATTTTAAACAAGACGTTGAAGTTGCAACTATTGAATTGAGATTGCCACAAATTCCATTAAATGAATCAAGTATTAATATTTATGAAAAATTTGTTGTAGATGTGGGCGGTGGCAAGACTGCAGCAGGATTCCCTGCAATGAAATATTCTGATTGTTCTTTTGTTAAAATAGAAGATATTGTTTTAAACAGAGTGAAATTCAATGTTGCAGTTCAATCTTTTTATAAGAATCTAGATGGCTATGATGCTGATTTGGATGGCTACGTGGTAATTGAAGATCCTACTATTGGAGCCTACATTGATCATGCGACTGGAATTTTGACTTTAAATGCTCAAGATTTAGCAGAAGACAATGTGTACTTATCCTTGGTTACAAAGCTCACTATTACAGTGTATTTAAAGAAGGCAGGCTGGAATAATCAGCATTTAGTAATTACTTCTGATGTTCTTCAAGGTCTACTTTCTTGATTGCCTGTTATAGAATGACTCATGCGAGTCAAGGTACAAGGATTTTTATTTGGCAAGTCTCATAGCTGGGCTTATGTTAATCAAAATTTAGGAAGATCTCTTCTTAATCAGGGTCACGAAGTAGAATTTATTTCTACAGATGGAAATAAACCTGAACATACCCCTGAAGATTTAAAGCCATTTATAAAATTAAGACCATCTGGTGAATATGATATGCAAGTATCATATACTGCCATGATTAATTTTCAAAATTATTTATCTTATGGTTCTAAAAATCGTTTTGGAATATGGTGTTATGAATTTCCAATTATTCCAAAAGAATTTATTAAATATTATAAATTTGTAGATAAAATTTTAGCCCCAAGCCAGTTTGCTAAAGATATTTTTGTTAATAATAAAATTCCAGAAGAATGTGTTTCGGTAGTTCCACATGGAATTAATTTAGAGCATTTTGCTTATAAGCAAAAATATCCTTTAAAAACTAAAAAGAAATTAAAATTTTTAATTCCATTGGGACAGCCTCATATTAGAAAGGCTATCCCTGAAACAATAGAAGCTTTTTATAAGGCTTTTACTAACAAAGATGATGTGTGCTTAGTCGCAAAAGTTCCATCAGCTTCTTTGGATAAAAAAGCTCCTTTTGAAGTTGATGTAAAGAAAATAATTCATCAATTAAATCAAAAATACAAAAATCATCCAGAAATTGAGCTAATTACTACTTATGTTCCTAATATGGTTTCTTTATTCAATGCTTGTGATGTTGTATACTCTTTAACTCATGCTGAATGTTTTTTCATGCCAGCTTTGGAAGGTTTTGCTGCTGATAAATTAGTTATTGTGCCTCGCCATGGGGGTCAGTTAGATTTTTGCAATGATGACAATAGTATTTTAATTTCTGGAAAAGAAGTGAGGGCTCCAATGGATGCTCAGTATTGGAGCGCATCTGTGTATAATTCTTATTTTGAAGCAGACCAAGAACACGCAGTAGAATCATTGAGAAAAGTATATCAGTCATATGATTCTATTTTAGAATCTAAAAACGAATCCATGCAAAATACTGTTAATCAATATACTTGGGACAATGCGTTAAATTTAATTTTGAAAGAAGTAAAATGAATTTAATTAGCGTTATTATACCAGTGTATAACCAAGTGCATTTTACAAGAAAATGCATCGAAGATTTATCTCATTTACCTGAGCAGTGCCAAATTATCGTCGTAGATAATAATAGTATAGATGGTACTAGTGATTTTTTTAAATCATTAAATAAAAAAAATATTAAATATATTAAATTAGATAAAAATTTAGGTTTTGGAGCCGCCAATAATATTGGCGTAAATCATTCGGAAAGCGACAATTTATTATTTCTAAATAATGACGTAGCAGTTCTAAAAGATAAGTCTACATGGATCGATTCTTTAATTGAAAAATGTCAGGATAGATTAATTTCTTCTCAGTCTGGATTATTAAATAGTAATTTTAATTTTGTTCGTGAAGCATCTGCTCCTCATCTTTTGCAAGACCCATTTGAATATTTAAGTGGCTGGTCAATTATGGGATCGAGAAAATTATTTGATCAAATAGCGAAAGAAGAAGGGGTTATTTGGTCTAAAAAATATTTTGCTTATTTTGAAGACGCTCATTTAAGTTGGAAGGCGAATGAATTAAAAATTCCAATGGAAGTAGTGAAGACTCCATTGCATCATTTTGGAAGAATTACATCGAGTAAAATGGGTCTATCTAACTTATATCAAGAATCTTATAAGATATTTTCTTCTTATTGGAAGGGAAAGAAATGAAATTACACATTCTAACATTAACTTGGAATGGCTCTTTTCTTTTAAAGAGACTGGCTCCAGGACTTCTTAGTAATTTAAAAAATCTTGATATTGATGCCCATTGGTATGTTAGAAGCAATGGATGCAAAGATGATTCAGTTTCTTATTTAGAATCTTTGGGCAATAAAGTTTCTATCTTAAAAAAAGACCATAACAGAGACAATTTTTCTCAAGGTGTTAATTCTTTAGCTGTTATGGCTAAAAACAGTATAGGAAATGAAGATTTATTTTTACTTTTGAACAATGATATCTTTTTTAAAGATTCAAATGCTTTAAAAGTAATTATAGATACTTATATTAAGTACAAGCCTGGAGTTGTTGGAGCAAAATTAAATTATACTAATTCTAATAAGTTACAACATGCTGGTGTAATATTTTCTTCAAAGTATGGTAACATGCCTTGGCATTATAAAGCAAATGAAGAAGAAGACTCTGATTCTTGTAAAAATAGAGAGTTTCAGGCGGTAACGGGTGCGTGTCTTCTTACCCCTTGTAATTTATTTTTTGAAATGAATATGCTTGATGAAAAATTTAATTGGGCTTTTGAGGATATTGCATATACTTTAAAAGTTGGCAAAACAGGCAAAAAAATAATTTATTGTGGCGGAGTAAATATAGATCATGGAGAATCAGTTTCTTTAAAAAAGAATCCTGTAAATAAATTAATGATGGGACCTAATGTTAAACATTTTAAAGAAAATTATGATTCTTTATATAAATTAGATCATGATTTATATTTAAAAAATAAGGATTATAAGTTAATATGAAGTCTTTATGTTTGCCATATTGCCCTGGAATACCTTGGGACATTAACGATCAAGATATGATCGTTAAAAAGTTAAAGGGAGAGTTTCGTTCTCTTACTACAAAAAATATTAATGTGGTTTGTCATGGCGGATTGTTGGAATCATTCTTTTCTACTTTTTGTATAGAATATTTTAAATTAAAATACCCCGAAAAAAATATATTTTGGCATGGCAGAGAAGAATTTAAAGAAATTATAAAATTACAAGGAGCTGCTAATTATTCTTCTGAAATTACAAAAGAAATTTCGGGATCCTATCCGATTCATTTCTTTAAAGATAAAGAAAATAATGCATATTTTAATTTATTAGATAATTATTTTGAATATCACACCTATCTAGGTAAAAAAATTAAAAAAAATAAAAATAATTTTATTGATATTTTTAACAAAAATTTTATGTTGGATAAATTATTAAATTATCCATTTGTTCTTAGAAACCAAGATAGAGATATAGAGTTTGAGGCTTGGTGTAAATTAAATAAGTATGTAATAAATAAGCCTTATATTTTAATTTTGCCTGATAGACTTACTCATTCTTTGCACAAATTAGATTTTATTAATTTTTCTATGATGGAGCTAAGGGCGCTGTCCTCTGTTTTAGCACTGCAGGGCATTCAAACTATCATTATGTCAGATGATCCTTCAAAATATTACGGTAATTTTAAATTTATAAAATATTCTTTTACTAGATTTTTATCTTTAGCAAGAAATGCTAAAATTGTATTGTCTAGACAGCCTGATTATTCAATAATATCATTATTATTATTTAAAAATAATACTTATTCTTACTTTTTAAGACATATGCCAAAAATTAAATTAAAACCTACTATGAGAAGAGTAAAAGGCGCAGTGGATCCTGATTGGAGGCACATAAAGCGTCAAGATGCATTACCTTCTATCATTGAACAAATAACCAGGAAGATTTATGAACGCTAAATTATTAATGGTAACTTATAATAGATTAAATTTAACAAAAGAGACTTTAAATAATATTTTTGAAGTTACTAAAACGCCTTTTGAATTAATTATTGTAGATAATGCTTCTCAAGATGGCACTGTTGAATATTTAAAAGAGCTTTTATCTAACAAATCTAAAGATAGTTATTATTTAGGAGCTAAGTTATTATGCAATTCTGAAAATTTAGGAATTGCTATTGGAAGAAATCAAACACTAGGTCTTGCAGGTGACGCTTCTTGGTACGCCACATTAGATAATGATGTTTTGTTACCAGATAACTGGTTACAAAAGTGTATTAATATTATGACTCTTGAACCTCGCTATGGAATGCTTGGAGTAAATTTTGAAAACGTTAAATATCCCTTGTTAGAAGTTGGATCGTATAATGTTCAGCATAAACAACAGGGAAATTTAGGAACTGCTTGTATGGTTTTCTCCAAAAAAGTTCATAAAATGATTGGATTTTTTAATGATTTTGATTATGGCAAATATGGACTAGAAGATAGCGACTATGGATTCAGGGCAAGAGTTGCTGGATTTAAGCTAGGATATTTAGAAGATACCGGAACTCATTTAGGAGAAGATGGGGCAGATAAAAGTTCATACAGGCAGTTTAAAACAGAGGAGCACAATAAATTTGTGCAAAAGTTTTATAACAATTGTAAATTGTATTACAGTAATCAAAAACCAATATATGTTCCATTAAATAAAGAAAAATATAAATTTAATAATATAATATCATTTTAAATTATGCAAGAATATTTTTTTGATAAATTAAAATCAATATGTTCATCAAGTATTGGTTGTAAATATGATGGAACTTATGTTTTAGAGCCAAAATTTGGTAAGATATCTTTTTTGATTGAAGAAGATTTTTCTTATATAGAGATACATCTAAAAAGATTGTCTGGAAATGGAAAAATAAAAATTAATGAAGAAGAACATATTGTTTTATCTAAAAATTTGCAAATAAAAGTATTACTGTGTAAAGATAAAAAAATTTATATTACAAGACCTGAAGATTCTATTGGCGAGGTGGCAATTTTAGGCATAGAAATAGATTCTGATTATGAGGAATATATGGCAAGAAATTGGAAGTCAATAGTAAGAAAATTTTCTAATTATAAAGGGCTATCTTTAGTTAAAAACGATTTATTAGCAAAGGAGGGCTCATTTATTGAGCCCAGTGCTATTATTTCCGATCTGACTACGGATCCTCCTAATGCATATTCTATTAAAGAAAACAGAATAGTTTTTAATTATAATTGTAAAATTTTAGATATTGATGTTAGCTCTGAAGTAAAAGTTGAAAAAACAGAACTTTTTGTTAGTAGAGAGCCAGCAACTCCAATTAGAAATCCCGAGATTATAAAAGATGATATAATTAATGTTAATAATTATATTAATTTTAATCAAAATGTAAAAAGAGATAGCATGGTAGATTTTAAGCCTTTAGTTAATATTGTTTACGATTCTGATAAGTTTAATGGTTTTGTTAAAAATAACTTTAAAGAACAAAACAGAAATATTAAATTTATTGCCAGTAATGGTAAAAATTATTTATCTATTAAACCTGGAGCTACGTTCTCAATTCCCATTTCTTCTATTGAGCCAAATAAAAAATATACCATTATTTTTAATGGTAAAAAATTTGGTGGAAATGGAAAATTTAAAGCTTCTATTTCTAATTCTAAATCACCAGATCAATATGCTTCCCTTGTTTTTTCAATAAACCTTGAAGACAAAAATATAAATATCTCTTCAGGTGAAGAGCCAGATTTTGGAACTTCTTACAAATTAAATATTGGTGTTTTTGAAGATGGTAATAGTGAAATTCTAGTTTCTAGAATTATTTTAGTAGAAGCATTGGACCATGTTAAAATGGATACAGTTTCTGATGTGGAAAATCTTAATTCACGTCAAGAAGTTAAATATTCTTTACCGGCACATACCTTATCTGCCAATCTTAAAGGCAAAAATAAATTTGTTATTGTTATTCCTAGTTATAAAAATCAAGAATGGGCAGAGAAAAACATTTTATCAGCTTTAGATCAAAATTATCCAGATTTCAGAGTTCTTTTTACTGACGATTGCTCTCCTGATAACACTTTTGATGTTGTGAAAAAAGCTGTAGAAAATCATCCAAATAAAAATAAAGCTGTTATTGTAAGAAACGAAGTCCGCAAAGGGGCTTTAGAAAATCTCTATAATATGATTCATTCTTGTGATGATGATGAAATTGTATTAACATTGGACGGTGATGACTGGCTAGCAAGTCCAGAAGTATTAAATACTTTGAACATTCATTATTCTGGTGATGTGTGGATGACTTATGGTCAATATCAAAATTATCCCGATGGTGGAAGAGGAATAGCTCAACAAATACCAGACCATGTTATTAAAAGTAAAAACTATAGAAGTTTTTCTTGGTGTTCGTCTCACTTAAGAACTTTTTACGCTTGGCTATTTAAACAAATTAAAAAAGAAGACTTCTTCTATGAAGGTAAATTTATGGCTATGACATGGGACATGGCAATGATGTTTCCTATGTTAGAAATGTCTGGTCATCGCTCTAAATTTATTAGCGAGTATTTATACATATATAATTTAGTAAATCCAATTAACGATCATAAAGTTAATCAAAAATTACAGCAAAAGTTAGATCGTTTAATTAGAACCATGCCCAAGTATCCAGTTTTAAATAAAGAGCCCGCTCATGTTTTAGAAAATAGGGCTAAAAATAAAAAGAAGATAGGTTTATTAGTAATTGCAACTGGTAAATACGATCAATTTATTCCGCAATTAATTCAATCAGCTGATAAATATTATTTTCATGATTCAAAATTTGAAGTAACATATTTTATTTTTACAGATAAAGAGATTTCTTTAAATACTTCAAGAAATTATAAGTTAATTAACATAGAACATCGTGGTTTTCCATATGCTAGCATGGATAGATTTAAGCATTTTACAAATAATTCAGAAGAACTATCTAAAATGGATTATTTATATTATGTAGATGTTGACTGTAAGTTTGTAGATTATGTTTCTACTGAAACTTTGGGCGATCTGGTAGGGGTTCGTCATTGCGGTTATTTCAATGGCGGAGGTACATTTGAAGAAAATAAAAATTCCGTATTTTATGAAGACCCTAAAAAATATAAATATTATTTTGGAGGCGGGTTTAGCGGAGGGGCGGCAGCTTCTTATTTAAATCTTTCTAAATGGTGTTATGAAATGATAGAAAGAGACTTATCAAATAATATAGTGCCGACTTGGCACGATGAAACTGCTTTAAATAGGTACTTTTTAGATCACGAACCTGAAATTGCATTAACCCCTAGTTATCACTATCCAGAGAACTATTCAAATTATGTTGCAAAATGGAGACCGTATAAATTT